CGGGGCTTTTCCCACTACCAGCTCGAAGGAGGAGCCGCCCATGCACCGAGGAGAGATCGTCATCTTCACGCTCTACGACGCCAGCGGGGAGCCCGTCTGGAAGCACGAGGCGCCCATCGTGGCGTCTGAGCGTGAGCCTCGCACCTAGACAGCCCGCCTGATTTCGCTTGCATGGTGCCTGTACAGCTTGTACTGTACAGGCACCATGAAGCACGTTGACCGCTACGCCCGGGCGCACGGCAACGCCAGCCGCGCCCCCCACTCGTTCAGCACCCCCAAGGACCGGCGGTACCGCAAGGAGAACCGCCCCCAGCCCCGCCGCCGAGGGCGTGTCAGCGGGCGCTGGGGCCGGAGCGGAACCCCTACGTCGATCGCCAGGATTCCCTCGGCGCGGAGCTGCGCTCGGACTGGGCATCCGGCCAGAACGTGGGTCGGATCCTCGGAGACCGCCCGTATCGCCCGGACTGGCTGACGCACTATTCGAAGCCTTGACTGAAGCCTTGCTCCTGCTGAATTCTCTTGACCCTGAGCGCGGAGCGTGTACAGTGCTGCTAAGCACCTTAGACACGCATCATGAGCAATGACCTACCCGGCCTCGACGGCGGGCAATGGCCCGCTTCGTATTACGAGGACGAGTCGCCCTTCAGGCTATCCGGCGGCGACCTCATCCCGAAGCGCGCGACAGTCCGCCCGGTCAACGCCCTCCCCCGCAAGAGGCCGCGCAGGCAGCCGAGGGAGACCCCCGACGCCGAGACCGTCGAGCGAATCGAGTGGGTCGAGTGGGTCCGCGACCAGATCCTCGCGACGACCGAGCACCGCGACCACTGGTTCGATCCTCGCTGGGACGACCTGCCTCCCGAGTGGGAGTTCAAGGTGTGGAAAGCCGCTAGACAGCGAGCACGCACGAATGGCAGGAGGTCGTAGACTGGACACCATAGCGACGCCTCCGGGTGAGCACGCGGCGCATGCGTACATGTACACCCGCCGGTCAGGTTGCCCCCGGAGGCGCGACGCTTTCTCGGAGACCGCATGATCCCGATCCCCGTACTGCGCAGCAAGCGCATCCCCGCGCTGAAGTCGCTGGCCGAGTTGGGCGACTGCGAGATCCTGGAGCAGGCACAGCTGGTGGACGTGCTGGAGCGGACCTGGGACTCGGACGCGCACTTCGTCACCTACTTCGTTCCCGACGAGGAAGAGGAGGACGGCGTCTCAGCGATCCCGCGCTTCACCAAGAGCATCCTCGCCGAGCTGCGCAAAGACGGCCTCGACATCCTCACCGAGTACCTCGTCCTCGACTACGACAACCCCGGACACGCGGAGTGGACGCTGGACACGCTGGAGGACTTCTGGCACCAGTTCGAGAACGCGCGCAACAGCGACCGGCAGCACGCCTGGCTCCTGAGCCGCTACACGGCCTTCTACACGACGAAGCACGGCGCGCGGTTCATCTACCGGCTCGAGCGCCCCGTGCCCGTGGACGAGGCCGAGCAGCGCCTGCTGACGCTCGTGCAGAAGTTCCGCTCCCTCGGGATCTTGGTCGACGAGGCCTGCAAGGACTGGACACGCCTCTTCCGGCTGCCGAAGGTCGAGCGGGACGGAGAGCGCACCGAGGACGCGGAGTTCTTCGCGCTGGAGATCCAGCCGGACATGGCCGTCAACCTCGCGCACGTTCCGCCCGCGGCCGCTCCCGACCAGATCGCACCTCGCAAGGCGGTCTACGCGGAGAAGCCCGACCCGGAGACGGCCGAGGCCACGCTCTGGACTACCTCCGGGGACGGGAAACAGCGCAAGCGCACTGACTGGTGGAACCGCGCGAAGACGCGCCTCAAGAACCGCGAGTGTTTCCCGTGCATCTTCGAGGGCGAGGATCTGGCTCCGCGCGGTGAACGAAACCCGACGCTTCTGCGATACGCCGGGCAGCTCGTGTCCCTGCTCTACAACCTGCAGGGCACGACGATCGAGAAGTGCTATGCGCTCCTCCTCCCCGCCGCCATGCAGCTGGAGGGCGACGATGGCGGCCGGAGCTGGGGGGACTCCCTCTGGCACCACATCAAGCACGCGTGGGGGTGCGAAGAGGGCAAGGTCGAACAGCGCGAAAAAGAGAAGGTGCGCGAGGCGGCGGTCCAGATGACCGAGCAGGAGCGCATCGCGGAGGGCGCCCGGGAGTGGGCCCGTCCCTTTCTCGACGAGGAGATCCTCGGCGACAACGCCGGACTCTGGGACTGGCTCTCCGAGCGCATGATCCTCAACAAGGGCAACAGCTTCTGGGTGCTGGGGCCGAACGGCTACTACCACCCGCAGCCCGTCCGCAAGGACATGCTCCCCGCGCACATTCGCCGCATCGGCATGGACGAGCACCTGGACTTCTGGGTGTACACAGACGACGGCGAGAGCCGCCAGTCGCGCGCCGCGGCGAAGCTGCTCGAAGAGCACGGCTCGTCCGTGGCATCGATCAACGGCCGGGCCAACATCCCGGGCGGTGTCCTCGAGCTGGACGCGACCGGCAAGTCGCATCTGAGCATCCCGGTCTTCTCCATCCGACCCGACCTTGAGCCGGTGTGGAACGACGACATCGATTTCTGGCTGCGCATGTTCTTCGGCCGCGAGGAGCACTACCGGAAGGGCTGCCACTGGATCGGTATGGCGCTGCTCGACTTTGATACGCCGATCTGCGCGCTGTCCCTAGTAGGCCCTCCCGGCGCCGGGAAGAAGCTCCTCATGCAGGGGCTCGCCGAGTGCATCACGACCCGCAAGTACGCGGGCGGTGAGGACATGGTCGGTGACTACCAAGCGAACATCGCGGAGACGCCCTTCGTCAATATCAACGAAGGCTTCGAGCGTAGCCTGAACAGAGATCCCGCCGACACGTTCCGGCGCTGGACCTCCGGCGACCCGATCACCGTCAACCCCAAGTTCGAGGTGCCGATCCGCATGCGCTCCCCGCTGCGCCTCGTGATAACCGCGAACAACGACGACGTGATCCGCAGCGTGACGGCGGGGCGCAACCTCTCCCTCGAGGATCGCGACGCGATCGGCATTCGCATCATGCACATCCGCCAGCCCGACAACGCAGCGACGCTGTTGGAGGCGAAAGGCGGCCGCCAGTGGACGGACGGGTGGATCGACGGAGACGGAGGCAAGCGCGGCAACGAGATCGTCGCCAAGCACTTCATGTGGCTACGGGAGGCCGCCAAGTACCAGCCGCGCGGCAAGCGGTTCCTCGTCGAGGGCGACCTGTCGCAGGGCATCATCCAGGACATGACCTTGGAATCCGGCATCGCGCCGGAGGTCGTCGAGACTCTCGTCGCGATGATCCAGGAGAAGGGGCGGTATCAGGGCTTCCTCGGCATCGCGACGCAGGAGACGCCCGGCTGCCTGTACGTGACGCCCGACGCGGTCGTCAAGTTCTGGAACAAGAAGCTCGCCGACAACCACAAGGCGCGCAAGGGCGGCGCCATCAACGTGCGCACAGTCGCCGTCGTGCTGCGCTCGCTCGCGCGCACGGGGTGGGAGACCGGCCGATACAGCATCAAGGACGACGCAACGGGGCGTCCTCGACGAGCGCGCTGGTACCTCATCGATCTCAGACTTCTGCAGCGCGCCGCCGAGAGCGCGGGTTACCCGCACGACGCGCTGCTCACCCACTTGGAGAAGGCAGCATGACCGTGGCAGTCCCCACCATCGAGAAGTCCAGGTTCAAGCTCTGTTCCGCGTCGCAGATCAAGAGCTTCATCGCTCGCGGCCCGCGCTACTGGTACCTGTCGAAGATCCTCAAGCTCCCCGAGCAGCGGAAGGGCTACTTCGGCTTCGGCACGACCCTGCACGAGGTTCTGGAACGGTGGCTCTCCGCTGAGGCAAACGGCCGCGACGCGGACGGCACGCCCATCGAGCTGTACCCGGAGTCCTTCGAGATCACCGAGTTCGGACGCCCGACCGGCGAGCATCAGCCGTGGGACTTCCGGCTGCTCGAGCCCGCGAAGGAGGGTCAGCTCATCCGCGAGCTGGTCGAGGAAGCGGTCGAGAAGGGCCTGCTCTCGCGTGAGGCCGATCGTTGCATCGAGTGGTCGTTCACCGGCGAGCCCTTCGTCGACGGCGTACGCCTCACGGGGTTCGTCGACTGGATGGTGCCGAGCCGAGCCGCGGTCATCGACCACAAGTCGGTGAAGAACAAGCGGTACCGCCTCAGCGAGGCGAAGATGCGAATGGATCCGCAGCTGATGCTCTACGCAAAGCTGCTGCTCGACTTCCTCCGCGAGAACGGCCTGCCCGTGCCGAAGGAGGTCGAGATCCGACACGTCAACTACCTGAAAGACCTCGGCACCCCCAAGGGCGAGCGCGTCTCGCTCAACTCGCGGGGGCAGCCGATCTTCGTCACCGTCGAGCACGTCGAGGAGCAGTGGCAGAGCCTCGTCGCCGTCGGCCACGACATGGTGAAGTGGTCGAAGGTCGAGGCCGAGAGCTGGGACCGCGTCCCGTGCAAGGGCACGGAGTGCGCGCGCATGTACGGCGGCTGCCCCTTCGCGACCATCTGCTCCGGACAGGAGACGCCGGAGAAGTACAAGGCTCGACAGGACCGTATTCAGCGCGCCAGAGTGGAAATAGCTGGACAGCTTCCCCCGGACGTGATAGCTTTACAGCACAGCACCTCAAGCAAGACGGAGAAGACGCCTATGAGCCTGCTCGCCGATCTCAAGAAACGCAAGACCAACGGAGGCGGTCGCGCCGCGTCGCCCCAGCAGCCCGCCAACGCCGAGCCCGAGAAGGGCGAGGAGGGGAGCGCGCCGGTCGCGCCCCCGTGGCGCTACGAGGACTGCCCCGCGTGCGGCGGCAGCGGCTGGAACACCAAGGGCTGCAGCTGTCGCATCTGCAAGAAGAAGACGGGCTTCGACATGAAGCGCGTGAAGGTCGTCGAGGGCGAGAAGGTCTGGGACTGGGTCGCGGACAAGGCCCTCCAGGAGCAGGAGCAGAGCGACGCCGGGGGTTCCCCGGACAGCCCCGACAAGGGAACGGTCGAGGAAAAGGAGACCGCCCAGGAATCCGAGTCCGCCCCGGCAAGCTCTGCCCCCGCTCCGAACGGCGACGGCGTCAGCCCGATGGCCGCGCTGATCGCCCGCAAGAAGGCCGAGCGCAACGGCGGCAAGGCGGGCATCGACGACGACACGTCGCCCGAGCAGCCCGCCACCGAGCCGGAGAAGCAGGAGCCCGAGACCCCGCTCATGGCCGAGGCCAAGGGCAAGGCGAAGCAGCCCGAGGAGCCGAAGCGCCGCCGCGGACGCCCCAAGGGCTCGAAGTCCAAGCCGAAGGACAGGTTCATCCTCCTGTTCGGCGCGGCGCCCTCCAAGGTCTCGGCCGTACACGAGGTCATCAACCTGAGCGACCTGCTCACGACCGTCGGCGCGCAGCTGGCCGAGGCCCTCGGCGCGGACAGCTACTACGCGCTGGGCGCCTTCGATCGCCGCGACAACCTCGCGCGCCGCATCGAGGCGATCATCGACGAGCACATCCCCGGAGAGGCCATCGTCTTCACGACCGGCCTCTCGCCGGACGAGAACGCGCTCGCGGGCGCGTTGAGCAAGTTCGCCACCACGGTCATCCACGCGGTGAAGTGATGGGAGGACGGCGCGGGTCGTTCACGAAGTACGTCGTTCACTACGCGAACGGAGCGGGTTCCTACAGCGACGAGTTCGACGACCTCGCCGAGGCGATGTCGTGCGCGTGTGAAGAGCTGAAGGACGGCGCGAGGGTGGAGGTCGAGGAGCAGGTCGTCAAGGCCCGCACGATCTTCAAGCAGAGCACGCCGTTCGACAACAGCTAGTGAACAAGGCGCTGGAGTTCCTGCAGAGGAAGGGGGCGTCTGCTTCGCGCGGGCGCCTCCCCTCTACCCTGGCCGAGGCTATGGAGCGAGAGCGGCGCGAGAAGGCCTATCGCGTCATCGCACATGGAGAGGAGCTGGATCAGACCCTCGACGAACTGTCGAGGACGAACAAGGCGCAGGCGTTCCTTCAGCAGGTTCTTGCCGGGCGCACGGCCGAAGTGCGCCCCGCCTACAAGGAAGTCGGCCGCATCGTCCAGATCCCCACGCACGTCCGCTACTGCGATGAGGACCGCGATCTGCTGCAGGAGGCCCTCATCCAAGCGCACCCGTACGACGACGGCTTCCGCTTCGGCGAGGAGCAGATCGAGGCTCTGCTCACGTTCGACGAGCACAAGGGCCTTTTCGGTCCGATCGGCGTGGGCAAGGGCAAGACCTTCATCACGATCATGTGCGCGGCCCTGGCGTACAACGAGGGTGTCAAGAAGAGCGTCCTCTTCGTGCCGCCCAACGTCTACGCTCAGCTCATGGAGCGCGACGTGCCTCAGGCGCGCGAGACGCTCGCGCTGTTCGGCCTGCCGTTCATCTGGATCGGCGGCGAGCCGATCAGGCGCAGGCGCATGCTCTGCAGCAGCGGTAGGAAGGGCTGCTACGTCATCCCGTACTCGTTGCTCTCGAGCCGCGATGCGAGCGAAATGCTCGACGCTGTCAAGCCCGGTCTGATCATCGCGGACGAAGCGCACATGCTCAAGAACGTCGATAGCGCGCGCACGAAGCGCGTGAAGGCGTACGTCGAGGAGCACCACCCGCAGTTCGTCGCGCTCTCCGGCACGATGACGCTCAAGAGCGTGCTCGACTACCACCACCTGATGCTGTGGTGCCTTGGGGCAGGGAGCGCCCTTCCGCTGACCTACAACCTGGCGTATGAGTGGGCGCAGGTGCTCGATTCGGAGACGAGTGCGACGTGGCAGGGCGAGAGCGCAGACACGGGCCCGATCATGAACCTGATCTCATGGGCCCGCCAGCAGGACGGCTGCCCCCACGAGGTCGGCGCCAGCCTGCGCGGTTTCCGCGCGGCGTACAACTTCCGTATGGCGACGACGCCGGGCGTCGTGCAGTCGCCCAACGCCGAGATCGGCACGTCACTCACGATCGAGCAGTACGTCCCCGGCCCCGACTGCGGCCGCCCCGGATACGAGGACCTGCAGGAGCTGATCCGCAAGGTGGTCACCGACTGGGAGACTCCGAACGGCGACCCCATCGACTACGGCTTGCACAAGTTCAAGTGGCTCCACGAGCTGACCGCGGGCTTCTGGCACAAGCTGACGTGGCCGAAGCCGGAGAAGTTCGCGGAGCTGCGCCAGATCAGCTTGGCCGAGGCCGAGGAGATCGTCGCTCGCGCCGTCGAGTGGCACGAGGCGCACAAGATCTACCAGGGGACTCTCCGCAAGTGGCTGCAGAAGAGGCACGTCAAGGGGCTCGATACGCCCTTCCTCGTCGGCGGCCACATCAGCAGGTTCCTCCGCGCCGAGGTCTCGGGCAAGGACTTCGACCTGCAGGTCGATCCGCTGCTCGTCGCGCTGTGGGAGGAGCAGCACAAGCTGGACTTCGACGGCCGCCCAGAGCGTGAGGCCACGCCTATCCGCGTCTGCGACTACAAGGTCCAGCACGCGGTAGCGTGGGCGCGCGAGCACAAGTCCGGCATCATCTGGTTCTGGCACAACGCGATCGGACAGTGGCTCCGCGAGGCGCTGCAGGAGGCCGGACTCGAGCCGCTGTACTGCCCCGCGGGCGACGCTGGCAACAAGCGCATCCTCGACTCCGAGGGCCGTCTCGTCGTCGCGTCGATCGCCGCGCACAACACCGGCAAGAACCTCCAGTTCCACAGCAATCAGCTCGTCGTGCAGTGGCCGAGGAGCGCCAAGGACGTGGAGCAGATGCTGGGGCGCCTACACCGGCGAGGCCAGCAGGCGGACGAGCTGATCTGCCACACGAACCACGCCAGCGACTTCGACTACGTCCTGCTGGCCGCGAGCCTCACAGACTCGCTCTACATCCACCAGAGCGGCGGCGGCACTCAGAAGGCCGTCGTGGCGGGCTGGAACCCGCTGCCGAAGCTCTTCCCGCACAGCGTCATGGAGGAGCGCGGCCTCGACCCGCAGGGAGGCTCGGCCATGGAGGCGGCCATGCGCAAGCACTTCGGGGCTGGACAGCGACCCTGAGAAAAAGACTTGACCTACCTAAACACCAAGATACAATCCGAGCGGTAGACAGAGGGTCTACAGCCAAAGCACCTTTCAAGCAAGAACCCAGGAGACACGAAACCATGGCACGGAACCCGTTCAAGGGCTTCAAGGACCAGAAGCCGTCCCGCCGGGACAGCTACATCCAGCCCGGCAGCTACGTCCTGCGGATCGACAGCGTCCGGCTGAAGGAGAACCGCAGCGAGGACCACAACTTCGTCATCGAGACGACCGTCCTGCACGTCACCGACTACCAGGAGGGGATCGCGAAGACGAAGAAGGGGGACAAGCCTTTCAAGTCCAACGCGGTCGGCTCGCAGGCTACCCACCTGCTTCCCCTGCACGGCAACGGCAAGGAATCGTCGCTGGCCGACATCAAGGCGTTCTCCCTCACGCTCATCCCCGACGCCGAGGCCGACGACATCGACGAGGAGGTCATGCTGGGCATCGTCTCCGACGACCAGCCGCTCGCGGGCATGATGGTGCGCGTGCGCGCCTACCACGTCCGCACGAACGCCGACCTCGACTTCACCCGCGTGGCCTACGAGGCGGTCGTCACGAACGAGGACAGGCTCCGCGAGGGCCTGATCACGCAGGAGCAGTTCGACCTGCTGTCCGAGGACGAGCAGGAGGCCCAGGCGGCCTAGGCGCCAGAGGACGAAAGCGGGGCGCCGGACTTAGCACTCCGACGCCCCAGCACCTTTTGGCAAGACGCACCATGAAGCACGTCGCCATCGACTATGAGACCTTCCCGATCGGCCCCGGTCAAGTGATTCCGGCGCCTGTCTGCCTTTCGCTGGCCTCCAGAGCGGATCTTGGGCCCTACCTGCCCGACTCCAGCTCGGTCGTCACGGAGACCCGGAGGGGGGTCCAGGTCGCCCTCGTCGGTGACGATGAGGAGGGGGCGATGGCGGACACGTTCCACCGGCTCCTCACGGATCCCGACGTGCATATCGTCTGCCACTTCGCCGCGTTCGATGCGTGCGTCGGCATGTTCGACGACCCGGAGCGCGCGATCACGTCCGTCTTCTCCGCGGCAGACGCGCAGCGCATCCACGACGTGTTGATCATCGAGAAACTCCTCAACCTCTCGACGATCGGCTCGCTCGAGTCCCGGCCGCTCCCCAACAGCGAGAAAGGCGCCGAGATCAAGTACGACCTCGCGTCGCTCGAGAGCTTCTACCTCGGCTTCGACCGCCGCGACGAGAAGGAGAGCGAGGAAGGCGACCACTGGCGCGTCAACTACTCCGTGCTCTCCGGCACGGCGCCGGTGGACTATCCCCGCGAGGCGGCCGACTACGCGATCGCCGACGCGTGGGGCACGCTCCTGGTCTTCGAGGAGCAGATGAAGCGGGCGAAACCCGAGGGCCACGAGAGCTGCAGCACCGAGGCCTTCCAGGCGGCGGTCTCGATCTGTCTGCAGCTCATGACGAACCGCGGCATGCTCAAGGACCGCGAGCAGGTCGAACGCCTCCACGCCGCGCTCACGGAGAAGCTGTCGCCAGAGCAGCACCGGCCGCTGTACGAGGCCGGGTTCCTCACGCCGCCGCAGCCGGAGCGCATGCGGAAGACCAAGGCGGGCCAGGTCATGCGCCACCGCAAGGGACCGCTCGAAGGCCAGCCGATCGTGGTCAAGGCACAGCCCGAGAAGTCCAGCCACAAGGCCATCCGCAGCTACATCGAGGAGTTCTGCGAGAGCCGTGGGCTCGAGCCCAAACGCAGCGAGACGGGCCTCGTGAGCATGGATAAGGACGCGCTGCAGCAGATCGCTCCGCTCGACGAGAGCGGCCTGCTGGAGCGTCTCCACACGCGGGCCAAGTACATCAAGCTGCGCGACGCCTTCCTCCCGGTCCTGCTGGAGGAGCACGATCGGGTCTATCCGGGGTTCAACGTCCTCGTGTCGACGGGCCGCACCAGCTCCCGCAATGCGGGCGGGAAGAAGAAGCTCTTCCCCAGCATGAACATCCAGCAGGCCCCGCGCATCGAGGAGGGCAACCTGGCGATCCGCGCCTGCTTCGTGCCGGACCCCGGCCATGTCTTCTGCGCGATCGACTTCTCGGCGCTCGAGCTGTGCTCCTTCGCGCAGCAGACGTACGACCTCTTCGGCTTCTCCGTCCACCGGGACAAGATCAACCTTGGCTACGACCTGCACGCCTACCTCGGCTCGCAGCTGGCCTACTCGCTCGACGCGGGCATCCGGGAGTCGCTCGACGGAGCGTCCGACGACGAGATCTACCGCGAGTTCCTCACGCTCAAGGGCTGTGGGATCGCGGAGTTCGAGAAGAAGTTCAAGCACTATCGCACGTTCGCAAAGCCCACCGGCCTCGGGTTCCCCGGCGGCCTCGGCCCGCGGACGTTCATCGACTACGCACGGCAGACGTACGGAGTCGAGGTCGATCTTGACACCGCCACGAAGCTCAAGGCTCTGTGGCTCCGCACCTACCCGGAGGCCGACCGATACCTGAATGAGTGGGTGCCGCATCAAGAGGATCACGAGAACGCCGGAGACGAGCGGGGAGGCCTCTGCTACACGTCCCCCCTCGGCATGTTCCGGGCCAACAGCAACTACTGCGCGACGGCGAACGGCTACGGCCTGCAGACGCCCAGCGCGGAAGGGGCCAAGCTGGCCGTCTGGAGCGTGACCCGGCGCTGTGTTGATCCGATCTCTGCGGAGGACCCGCTCTACGGCGGCATGCCCATCGCCTTCGTCCACGACGAGCTGATCTTCATGTTCCCCGAGGAGCGCGCCTTTGCCATGGGCGCCCGGGCTAGTCAGCTCATGTGCGAAGCAATGGCGATCATCATGCCTGACGTAAGGCTGTCTGCCCAGCCTGCTTACATGCGGCGCTGGCTCAAGGGTGCGGAGCCCGAGACCATCGACGGGACACCCGTCCTGTACGATCTCGTCGATGGTCGAATCGTCATGGAGAAGGGTGGATCCTACGTGGACAAGTCCAACCTAGACAAGGTCGCTGCGTAGGGGTAGTCTACGGATGGAGACACTCCTATGAGCAAGCGAGACAAAGACAAGGCGGGAATCACGTTCAGCAAGGGCAAGAAGGCCGACGAGGTCACCTTCAAGCGAGAGGCGGGTCAGCAGCCGTCGAAATACGACGATCTGGTCGAGGCGGCATGCGCGATGAAGCACAAGGAGACCATCATCGTGAACGTGCCGCCCGACCGAGAGCTGGAGAAGTTCCGCGTGAGCATCCGGCAGGCACTCAACCGCTACATCCCGGAAGAGGTCGCAGAGAAGAAGAGGTTCGAGGTACGCACGACGATCGAGGACCAAGTCGCGATCGTGTGCTACTGGGCATCTAGAGAGTAGCACCAAGGGCGCTAGCACCGCCCCCTTCACCCGGCCGCCGCACCCGGCCAAGAAAGACGACGCACCATGGAACAGCACCTAGACACCACGGGTACGCCCAAGGGCGCCACCCTCTCCCTCCCCCGCATCGACGTACCGACTGCGCTTGCGCTCGTCAGCTGCGAGCTGGGCCGCGCCACGGACCTGTTCGGCCCCATGGCGAGCGAGCACGAGGGCTACGCCGTCATCAAGGAAGAGTTCGAGGAGCTGTGGGACGTGATCAAGTCCAAGCCCCTCCGCTTCGACCGCGACGGCATCGTCGCTCGTGAGACCAGCAAGCGCAAGGAAGCCGTCCAGCTCGCCGCCATGGCGATGCGCTTCCTGATCGACTGCTGCACCGACGAGGCCTAGCACGCCTCAGCCGGTCTGGCTAAGCGGACCAGCTTCTACACGCACCCTTGGCATGTCCAGATAAACTGGACCTACGCACCTTAGGAGACCGTCGCCTATGACTCGCACCTTGACACCGGGCCGCCTCTTCGTCTTCGAGGGGATTGACGCGAGCGGCAAGGACACCATGGCCGACCACCTCACAGCGCACCTGCGCCGGAAAGGCCGTACGGTCCGCCGCCTGAACCTGCCGGATCGCGAGGCGGGCTTCGGCAGGCACATCGACCGCCTGCTGCAGGACTACGAGCACTACGAGCCGGAGTTCATCAAGCGGCTCATCGGGCAGCTCTACCAGTGCGACAACCTGGACACGGGCCGTCGCCTGCACGAGCGGCTCAACCGAGGCGAGGACGTGGTGCTCGTCCGGTACATCCTGTCCTCGCTCGTCTACCAGCGTGACCAGTCCGCGCTCATGCCCCTGATCACGGACAACTACGAGCGTTTCCTCCCGCGCCCCACCGCTACCGTTTTCATCGACGTGACGGCGCAGGAGAGTTGCCGCCGTCGGGCCGTCCGGGACGCGGGCAAGAAGCCGGAGTTCTACGAGGGCAACGTCGACAAGATGGCGGCCCTTCGGCGCAAGTACCTCGACGCCGTCGCGGATGTCGAGCACGGGGGCGTAGTCGCGGTCTTCGACGGCGACACGCGCACCCGACTGCGCAATGCCGAGGAGTACTTCGGCAAGTTCATTCGGATCGAAGGAGAGGATGCGCTGCTCGGCCCGCAGGCGCAGTTCTTTGCGGTCCACCAGCGCATGACGGACGCAGGGGTGTTCTAGATGGGCACCCCGCGCATCCGTCTGTCGCCCACGGAGTACGCCGCCATCATGGCGGCGCGTGAACAGGGGAGCGAGCTTCGGCCCCCCAAGCGCGAGGCCGCGGGCGTCACGGATGAGACCCGCAAGGGCGGCAAGGAGCGCGTGATCGAGGTCGTCTCCGAGATCCGCACCGTCGAGGACGCGCTGAGCTACGCAGAGATCGACACCGCGATCTGGGAGGTCGAGCGAAGCGTCATCAACAAGTGGGACATGGGCTACGTGAACGGCGACGGCGAGGCCGCCGCGAAGGGCCTGTGGCAGGTGAAGGTCTGGCTCAAGCGCAAGGCGCGGGAGGGGCTCACCGACGCCCTCGAGGCCATCCACGAGCGCGCTGAGAAGCACAGCCCCTGCTACGACGGCCCGACCGACTTCCACAGCGCGACCGGCGATCACAATCTCGTGCTGTCGCTCTACGACCAGCACTTCGGCAAGCTCTGCTGGCACGAGGAGACGGGCAACAACTACGACCTCGAGCTGGCAGAGGGGTTCTTCGAGCGCGCATGGAAGCGGCTCATGGCGTACGCGGGCGGCTTCGACCTGGAGCGCATCACGATCCCCTTCGGCAACGACTTCATGCACGTCGACAACATCATGCTGACGACGCAGGCGGGCACACCGCAGGGCGCCGACACCGAGGGTCGCTACGCCAAGCTGGTCGAGACGGCGTTCATGTCCCTCGTGCGCATGATCGAGGCCTGCGCCTCCCTCGCGCCCGTGAGCCTGGTCCTCGTCATGGGCAACCACGACCCGACGGTCATGTACCACCTCGCGCGCGAGCTGCGCGCGTGGTTCCGATGCCACGACGCCGTCACCGTCGATATCGCGTTCAACACGCGGAAGTACGACCGCTACGGCCAGACGCTCATCTGCTACACGCACGGTGACAAGACCCCGGACAGCCGCCTCGTCAACCTGATGCCCATGGAGGCGAAGCAGGACTGGGCGAAGGCGAGCTACTACGAGATCCACACCGGACACCTGCACTTGAAGCGGGAGTCGCGGGTGCAAGCCGTGAACACCATGGAGGGCATCGTCCTCCGGCGCATCCCGTCGCTCTCGGGCGTGGACGCGTGGCACTACAACAAGGGCTACATCGGCCTGCGCGCCGCCGAGGCGTACGTCTACCACCGCGAGCTGGGCCCCGTGGGCAACTTCATCGCGATGGCCGACCAGGAGCTGCTGGCGGCGTGAGCGCACCCACTCGCTTCTGTCTCACGAAGTTCCGTGCCCTCCTCCGGCGACTGCGTGAGGAAGCGCCGCCGCTCCTGCCTGTTCAGGTCCGGCGTCTGCTCGTCGCGGACGCACAGGCCGAGTGCGCACTCAGGAACGGCTACTTCTACATCCAGATCGACCCACGACTCTCGTGGGAGAGCACAGTAGATGCTCTCCTCCACGAGTGGGCGCACGCTCTGGCGTGGCAGGAAGGGCCGTATGTCGAGGACCACGGCCCGGAGTGGGGCCTCGCCTACGCACGCTGCTACACGATTTACACCGAGGAGTGACAGATGGACGCAGCAGGGCTGATTGACATCGAAGGCGCGCGCATGCACGGCTGGGCCCGCACGTACACCGGCCGCAAGATCGACATCGCCGACCCCGAGCGCGCGCTCCTCGAGAAGCAGATCGACATCCTCGACATCGCGCATGCGCTCTCCATGAGCGTTCGATTCGGGGGCCACGTCCGCGCGTTCTACTCCGTCGCCCAGCACAGCGTGCTTGGCAGCTTCCTCGTCCCCGAGGAGGACGCGCTGGCCTTCCTGATGCACGACGCGCCGGAGGCCTACATGGGCGACCTGGTGTCGCCGCTCAAGTCCAAGGACCAGCTGCGCGACGTGTGGAAGGGGCTCGAGTCGCGCTGGGACGTGGTGATTCGCTACGCCTTCGACGTGCCGGTTCCGCTCGCCGACCTGTCCGCGGACGAGATCGGCGCGCAGTACGCGAGGAACCTGTCGCTGCAGAAGCGCCGGATCAAGACGGCCGACCTGCTGATGCTCGGCCGCGAGATGATCGACCTCATGTCCCACGGCGGCGAGGACAGCACGCACATCGAGTACTGGGACCAGCGCCGCCCCACGAACGTCGCACCCATCACGCCGTGGGGCCCCAGGAGGGCTCGACGGGCTTTCCTAGACAGATTCTTCCAGCTGACCTGATCAGCTATACTGGACACAGCACCTTTGGAGGCAACACCATGAAGCGATTCCTTCGAACCGAGTTTCTCCTCTCCCTCCTCGCGACGATCGCGGGCCTCGTGATCCTCGCGGGCGCCACGGGCACCGTCGGCTCCATCGCGGGCGCGGCCCTGGCCGCGATCGGTGCTGCGGGCTACACGGCCTCGCGGGCGGGCGAGAAGAAGGTCCGCGCGGCGATCGAGGCCACCGGCCGTCCGGGCATCAAGACCACCGAGTTCTGGCTCTCGGCCGTGGCGGCCGTCGGCGGCGTCGTCGTGCCGGAGCTGGCCGACGCGGGCGCCAGCGAGACCGTCCAGCAGATCGCGGGCTTCGCCCTCAGCGGCCTCGCGGCGGCGGGCTACACCGTCCAGCAAGGCGATGTGAAGTCCGCGCAGGCGCAGGGCGACGTGGACGAGATCGACGACGTGGAGCTGGGCCTGCACCTCGGCGAGGGTTAGGCCGTGTGGGCAGCGATCCTGGCTCTCCTCAAGGCGATCCTCCCTCTCTTCCTCAACCTCAAACCCGCAGGACAGACCGATGCGTCAGACACTTCGGACCTTCGCGATCGTCTCGCTGCTGCTGCTCGCGACCGGCTGCGGGACTAGCCTGTTCCAGCGCCGCACGGTCTACGTGCAGAACGGCGATGTCGTCCGGCTCCGCGAGCCCGTGAAGGCGAAGGTGTGGGTGAAGGTGAACGGCGAGTGGGAGCCGTCCGCGATGACCATCCCCGAGGGCTGGTACGCCCTCCATCTGAACAAGAAGCAGCTGGGCGAAGGCGAGTAGCCCGGCGAACCCTTTGTGGTAGGGCCCCGTCGTGCAATGCGGCGGGGCCTGTTTCGTGGAACATCACCGAGGCAGAGGGGCTTTCCCTAGGCCGCGCGCGGTCCTTTTCTGTTCAGGTCTTTCGAGCGGGCAAGAAACTCCTCTGCCGCGGTGCTGCTCATGTATTCGTTGTTCAGTCGACGATTGCAGTAGTCCAGAACTAGGACGGCAGCCTTCTTCTTTATCTTCAGGAACGGAACGACTCGAGCAAGTAGGTTGGCTACCGCCTGAGTGTCTCTCGTTCTCCACAGGTAACATTGCTTGTGGGCTTTGGGCTTTCTAGGGCGACCTAGAAGAGAGACCTTGCCCCCAAAGCTGGTAGAGGCCCACTCAAGAATCTGAAGGTGAGTCATCCCGATCTGTACGACGGGTTGTGGGACTGCTCTGCCGTTAGAGCAGAGACCGATGAAACCCTCTCCGTCGAGCAGGCCCGCTAGGTAGGCAGTGTCCAGAGCTGTCATGGCGTGCTGTGTAGGCTATATACATACTACCATATATAGCCACGCGCGAGGCATCTACAGGTAAGCTAGACATGTGGACGATCTACGGCCCATGAGCACTGCCAAGGCGCGCGCCGTCATCGGACGCCTGTACAGCGAGCACCGGCACGCGCGGGCCCTCGCTCTGCGCGACGCGCAGGACACCCAACCGCTGCCGGGGGCCGTGGCGTTCGTCGACGACGGGGACAGGAGGGCGCTCTTCCTCGCCGAGGTCGCCCAGCTCGTGACGGCCAAGGGAACGTCGTGGACGGAGCAGCACCTGCGCAAGGTCTTCAAGTTCACGGTGAAGGTGGCCCGCGCCGTCATTCAAGAGGCCCGGCGCGAGCTGGCCGACCGAATGCGCGAGACCACCACGGAGCTGCGCGCTATCGCCAGCGACAGGCTCGAGGATCTCATGCGCCGGGCCGCGCACGCCTGCGACCTTGACGCCGAGGTCAAGGTGCTCAAGGAGTGGATGCGCCTCCACGGCCTCTACAAGCAGGACGAGGGCGGGGGCGACATCGCTGCGCTCATCCGCCGCGTCAGCGCGCTCGACGGCCCGGATGGCTCGACCAAGGTCATCGACGCCGAGTTCTCGACGCCGGACGACCCGCCCGAGGTCGAGACCTGGGGCGCGCCGGAGAACTGGGAGCCGCGCTCGGACGACGAGCTGCGGGGGCTGGACACGCCCGAGGATGCGTGATGTCGGCCCCGACGTTCGAGCGGCTCTACCGTCTCCTGCGCTCCGACGTGTACAGGTTCGGCTACGCAGCCGGGTGGTTCGGGCGGTACGGCGGTGAGGACATCCACCCGACCGCGCAGCAGCGCGAGGTGCTCGACCAGATCAACGTCACACAGGGGCGTCCGTACTTCGGAGCGGTCAAGTCGGGGCAGGGCGTCGGCAAGACCAACCTCGAATCGCTCGTCGCCTGCTGGCGCGCGTTCCGATCGTACGGCGCCCCTACCTACGTCACCGCGCCCACCATGCGCCAGGTCAAGGACGTGTTCCTCAAGGAGGCGCGGCGCATGCTGGAGCGGGGAGACCCGCTGATCACGAGCATGTTCGACGTGCAGGCCACGCGCATCGTGATCAACGGGATGAAGGACTGGGGCGTCGTCGGCTTCGCGGCGACGCGCGCGGAGAACGCGCAGGGCCTCCACCACCCGAACATGAGTTTCGTCGTGGACGAGGCATCGGGCGTGGACTCCGCCATCTTCGAGACGATCTTCGGCACGCTGACGCAGAAGCGCTCGGACGGCACTGCCGGTGACCGCTTCTTCCTGGCCTGCGGGAACCCGAACTCGCGCGACTGCGAGTTCTTCAAGTTCTTCACGTCGATGCGCGGGCGCTTCTACACGCACACGTTCTCGGCGCTCGACTCCCCCATCGTCGATCCGGACAACATCGACCGCATCCGCGAGCAGTACGGCGAGGACAGCGACGTGTGGCGCATCCGCGTGCTGGGCGAGTTCCCTCTCCAGGATCCGCGCTGCGTCATGAACTCCGACGACTTGGAGGCCTGCGCGCGGAACGACATGGTCAAGTGCGTGGCCGACCGCCGGATCCTCTCGATGATGCCGACAGACATGGAAGCGCGCCAGTTCGGGCTCGACTTCGCGCGCTACGGCGGCGACAAGAACGTCCTCTACCGACGATCCGGGCTGGCGGTCGTCGAGGGCATGGCGATGTCGCGCACGGAACCCAGCATCCTCGTCGCCCGCGCCTTCGAGATGCAGAAGCGCGCGGGCTGGTCGGACGACGAGACCACGTTCGTGTGCGACGCCGACGGCATGGGCCAAGGCGTCATGCACATCTTCTACAACCGCAACAAGCGCGTCCACGAGTTCCACAACGCGGGCCGCGCCTACCACTCGGACACCTACTACGACGCCATGACCGAGGCGATGTTCGAGCTGGCGCGCCTCGTGAAGGCGCGTGCGATCCACATTCCGAAGGATCCCGACCTGATCCGCGAGCTGTCGACCCGTCAGTACGCCACGGCGGACGGCAAGCTCGGCGGTGGCCGCCTCAAGCTCGAGTCCAAGGAGCAGTTCACCAAGCGCACGGGCGAGGCCTCGCCGGACAAGGGCGACGCCTGCGCCATGGCCTTCTACCCCTACACCTACGGCCGGGCCGCGGTCGCGCGTCGTCAGGCGCGCGGTCGCACCGCCAGCAACCGAAAGGCAGCAGCACGATGAAGTGCTTCAAGAAGAGGTGCCCCGGTCGCCTCCGGGTCGTCCGAACCTGCGCGGACCGCGGCATCGCCACGCAGGATCGCGAGTGCGACCGGTGCGGCGCTCGGAAGGCGTTCACCATCACCGCAAGCGAAGAGGACGTGACAGCGCGCACGCTGCTGAAGCGCCTCCTGGAGAAGAGCCGATGAGAGAGACCGTCAAGCGCGTGCGCGCACTGCACCACGCATGCACCTGCCAGCTCCACAAGGCGGACATCCCCGTCGTGCAGGAGCAGATCCGAAAGGCGCAGGCGACGCTCAAGGCGCAGTACGAGGAGAACACCGACCGCACGCTGGAGACGCTGCTGCTCCTGCTGCTGGCCGCCGTCGAGGAGGGAGCCACCGCGGCCGACGCCGCCCGGATCGTGCGAGAGGCCCAGCGGTCGATGACGGAGCTACCCCGGCGCACGGTGGCCGCGCTGCGCGCTCAGGGCAAGCAGCTCATGAAGGACGGCGCCAACTTCCAGAGCCTGCGCCTGACGCAGACGACGGCCGTGCGGAAGCTCGCGGAGCGCGCGGGCGACGACCTCGGCTTCTGGTTCCGGCGCGCGTTCCTCGACAACGAGGCGTCCGTCCAGGAGCTGCGCGAGCACGTCGTGCGGTTCCTCGAGAACCCGGAGATAGGCGCGCGCAAGCTGACCGCGCAGGTGACGTGGCTGCAGCAGGCCCGAGAGATCGTCCTGAAGCGGCGCCAGAGCTTCCTGCTGGCCGCCGACACCTGGGGCTACCGGTGGTTCAACCTGGGCGTGCTCAAGGCGCACGAGCAGGCCACGCTCCGCGAGGCCCGCGTCCTCGTGGCCGTGAACAACCCGCCGAACGGGCCCGACCAGAAGACGACCCCCTTCTGCCGCTGGGTCCACGGCCGCCGGGTCGGCGTAACCGCCCTGAGGGAGCAGGCGGCCCTGTACTTCGACGCCATCGACCGGGGGGACGCCGAGGGCGCCCAGAGCGTGTGGCCGCTCCTGAGCGGCACAGAGGCCCGTGGAGAGGCCGCCAGCTTCAAGACCCTGTTCCGGGGCGTGGGACTGCCTCCGTACCACCAGCTCTGCCGGACGATCCTCCAGAGCCAGCTCGCGGAGTAGAGGGCGGGCAGCGTCCTACAGCAGCTCGTTGATGGTCGCGAAGGCTTGGTTGAAACGCCCGAGTTCCGGCTCCGTCAACTCGCTCTTCAGAGTGCCGATGTTCTCGGTGAAGTAGCGGGCCGGTCGGTAGTGGCTGAAAACGGTGCCGGTCGGCAGCGGGTTGTCCACAAGGTACTTCTCCAGCCGCGCCACGATTCGCGTCCCCGACGGGAGATCTCCAACGGTGATCGACGAGCCGAACTCAGCGTTCACGAGCTTGAGGTAGAACTCGGGCTCGAACATGTCCTCGATGTCCGCCTCCTCGCCCGTGACGAAGTCGGCGAAGGTGATGACGTTCTTCTTCTTGAGGAGCTTCCTCTTGTACAGATTCTCGATCGCCTGCTTGTGCCTCTTCTGGTAGTCGATCAGAACGGCGACCCTTAGCTTCTTCTGGGCACCGATCAGCGACACGAAAGTCGGGACCTTGTCGGCGCCGCCGACCGGCGTAATCGTCCAGTCGTTGCTCAATCCCGGCTCACCCTTCGCTTGCAGCAGCGCCGAGATCGTCTCGATGTACAAGAGGTCGGACACGCCTTCGACTACGAGACTGTTGGGGCCGATGAAGAGCGTCTGGTAGATCTCGTAGCCGAGCGCGCCCTGCAGCGGGAACAAGCTGTCCGCAGTCGCATCGAGGACCTCGGTGATGACCTTCGTGCCCTGTTTCTCCTCCGGGAGTTCCTTGTCTGTGTCGATGCTGAGATCCTGGACGATGCGGACTCGGTCGAAGTGCTGAGGATCGACCATGAACGGTGAGTGCGTCGTGTAGATGACCTGGTGGACCGGCTTGAGCCTCTCCTCGAAATAGCGCAGGAGATCCGCTTGGGCCTTGGCGTGGAGGGACAACCCCGGCTCGTCGAGGAGCAAGATGAGGTTCTCGCCCTTTTTGCGGAGCTGCGAGTACCAGGCGAGAAACGAGAAGAACCAGACGAAGCCGCGGGACCTGCGTCCGATCGGCGTGCTCACCCCGTGCCTCGTGTCTCTCACGCGGCCCCAGAGATTCGTTCCCTCTCGCATCCCCGCCGGATCCTGGGGTCGCGCCCCCTGGATCTCGAACTTCAGTTGAATGTGCTTGTTCTGGGACCAGTATTGGAGAGCCTCCGTGGTCAGCTTGCTCTCGGCCGCGTCGAGCTTCGCGAGCAGTGCCTCTGTCCGCTTCTGTGTGAGGAGCGTGTCGAGATCAAGCCCGGCGAGTTCGACTAGTCCGAGAAGAGGGTGGTCATAGTCCTTGAGCTTTCCTTCGTCGAAGCGCTGCTTGAGGGCCTCAAGATTCTCCTGCCCCCTCATCCGGTAGTACTCGTCGAAGTACAGGAACCTAGGAATGCGGGGATGGAGAACCTTGTTGAAAACGTACCACGCGACACTCTCCTTCACGATCAGTGCGAGGATCTCTTTGAGGCGCTGCGATGCCTCCGTGTTCTCGGCCGACGCGAGGTGGTCTGCCATCTCCTTCGCCGTCTTCTTCTCCAGGAGTTCCGTCTGCAGCGAACTGGGCAGCCCTGCGGCCTCCACGAGGTGTTTCAGGGAGGCGGCCTCGTCGATGTTCAGATCCTCGAAGTACCGCTTGTTCGAGTACCTCATTACATGGGCCACGGTCGGCTTCTTGTTCTTGAGGCACTTCGGCCCGAACACCTGCTCGACGGCGGCGATGTCGTCCTTCTCGAGTGCGTATGTGACCTTGACAACCCGCGCGGGCTGCTCACCGGCAGCTACGGCGTTCTCGTAGTCGATGACGCTGCCTCGAGGGTAGTCGTCCGTAACGTCGAACTTGCCCTCCCCTTCCACCGGGTTCAATTGGTGGATCGCGAGCAGGAGCGCTGTCTTGCCCGCCTCGTTCTTTCCAACGAGGCAGGTGATGTCCCCGATCGAACTCGTTCGAGTCGAGGATGCTCCTAAAGACGGTGACGTGGGCCTTTATGAGCCTCATGTCCAGTGAGTATAGACAACGGGAGCCACGCTGGCCCCGTCCTCGCGCCCAAGAAGAGGGCGCCCCCGAAGAGGCGCCCTGAGAGGAGGAGGCAACCGCCCGATGAGGCGGGGAGCGGCTAGATCTCGTGATCGACGGCCCCGTAGCACGGCACCAGCAGGTGCAGAGCGTGGAGGAGCACGCCGCCGACGTTGGTGAGCCCGTTTCGCTTGAGGGTGCCGTGGATGACGCGCCCGGCGCCCAGCGGGTTCTGGAGGTCCGCCCGCGGCAGGTCGATCAGGACGCGGTGGAGGGTGCCCTGCGCCGTGCCGGAGGCCCCGATCACGCCGACGCCCGTGGCGTTGGTGGTCGTGCCGTTGAACGTCCCGGAGCCCACGACGGCCGCGACGTAGTCCGTCTGGAAGTCGATGGAGTCGCCGTCGCTCTCGCCCGCGGCCTCGTTGAGGCGCACGAGCGCCTCCAGCTTCGGGTCGATGCCCGAGAGCCACTCCTGCGGGATCGAGGCCGTCGTGAACTTGGCCTCGTCCGCGCCGTCGTCGAAGAGAGGCTCGGACAGCCCGTGGAGCGCCACCTCGCCGGGCGCGGAATGCACGGTCACCGGCATGCGCCGGTAGTGCGCGCCGTCCACGTCCATGCCGCCGAGGTACAGACGTTTCTGGCCCGCGTCCGCGCCGACCACGAGGCGCAGTAGGCTCGAGTCGCGCTCGATCAGGCCCGCGTTCCCGTTCGCCACCGGGAGCAGCGAGCCCGTGTCCTTGTCCTCGACGCGGAACTGCTTCACGGCGAACTTGGCGAAGTCGAGCTGGTCGCGCAGGAGGTACTCGCCCGCGAGCGCCGGGTGCTCGGACTGGTCGGAGCGCACGACCTTGAACAGGATCCGGCCGCCCACGTCCTCGGCCTGCAGCCCGCCCGCGATGAGCGTCGTGATCACGTCGCCCAGGCCGCTGCGCTTGAGGATGTCGATGTCGTTGATGAGCTTGAGGAGGGCGTCGCGCATCTCCTGCCCGGACGACGGATTGTCGGTGGTGTCGATCGTCGGGATCTGGTAGTCGGCCATGGTGTCTCTCCAAAAGGTGCTAGGCGCCCATTGCCTGGAGGAGCAGTCGCAGGGTGCCGCCTGCGGACTGCGGCAAGGGATCGCCGTGGATGTGCAGGTGAACGTTGCCCGAGTCGGGCTGCGGCCCTTCGTTGCCGGGGCCGCCGGGGAACATGAGGTAGCCGGAAGCGTCGTTGGGCGTGACGGTCTCGAAGCCCGCGTACGAGGGATTGACTCCGCTCGGGCCGAACGCCATCTGCGGCGGATTGCCGAAGGGCTTCGCGAAGATGTGAGACCACGCCCCGCCAGCGGCCGCCACCTCAGCGCGCTCCTTCTGCACGACCGCCACGTTGATCTGGCTGCCCGAGATCCAGTCCGTATGCACGTCGTACGAGACGGTCGCGATCGCCCCCGCGGTATCGACCACGGAGACCTCCACGATCGGCTCGGCGACGACGGTGACGATCTCGGCCGGAAGAGTGACGAGCTGCGTGGTTCCTGCACCGCCCAGCGGGTCCCAGTCGAGGTACCACTCCCACTTCTTGTTGAGGATGCGGCGCCACCACCAGTACCGGCGCAGGCGCCACGCCCGGTAGCGCCAGCCCCAGACCGTGATTCGCGACTTGTGGCGCTGTGCGATGACGCGCTGGCCGGGCTTCACGGGGCGGTACGGCCGCAGGGGCTCGATGTCGTCCTTCGCGACCTGGATCTCCTCGGTCACCCGCAGGGGCGACGCGTCGTCCCGGCTGGCGAACGGGTTGATGTCACACGCGCGTCCCTCGGACGCGAACGGGTTCGGCTCGCCGCTGGCGAACGGGCTGCGGTTCGGGGCGTGGCCCTGCACGTCCAGCTCCGGCCAGGTCTGCGGGAAGAACTCGTGGCAGGCGCCCGCATCGACCTCGGGCAGCTCGAAGCGCGAGTAGGGCATCTTCGCCTTGATCGAGAACGGCGAGGGGCCGCCGCTCGCGAACGGGGAGTCGGGGAAGCCGCCGTTGCCGGGGCTGGCGAACGGAGACGGCGCGTCGGCCAGCTCGAGGTTGAGGCCGCCGCCCGTGACCGCCGCGCTCGGCAGCCCGAGGATGTTCTCGATCGCGACGCTGCCCCAGCCCTCCTTGAAGTCCTCGACCTTCGCGTACTCCGCGGGGTCGCAGACGAGCACGGTCTGCTTCTTCCAGTCCGTCTTCTGGCCGCTGTTGACGTTGTGGTAGCGGTAGAAGACCGCCTGCTCGTCCGCCTCCGGCTGCACCGGCACGGAGATCGACGGCGCGGTGGTCGTCGAGCCGACCTCGAGCGCCTCCGCGGGGTCGCTCGTGGTCTCCGGCGCGACGCGGACCTCGACCTCGATCTCCTGCTCCTCGGCGGCCGGGAGCGAGGGCGGGTCGATCGGCACATTCACAGCAGGCCCGTCCTGCTCCAGCGCCAGGTCCGGTAGCTCGGACACGTCCGGCAGCTTCGTCTCCTGCGCCGGAGTGATCCTCGGGATGTACCTGTAGCGCGTGGCGCTGCCTGCGATGCGGTTGCCGTTGTCGCCGATCACCCACACGGTGAAGATGCGCGACTTGCCGTCGTCGGGGAGCGTCGCGAGGATCGGGTTGTCGCGCGAGATCCGCCCCACCGGCTCTCGGGTGCTGGGGTCACCTTGCACCTCGACCTCGACCTCGCGCTGGTGCGCGACGCTGTCGAGCGGGGTGAAGTGGATCCGAACGCGCGGCAACTACGCCTCCTCTACACTCGTTATAAACGACTTGGGCGCGCTTGCTGTCTGGACAGAGGACGTAGACACACCCGAGAAGGCGACCGTCGTGCCGCTCGGCGGGCGCAGGCCGGGGACGACGCCACCGCTCGGGCCCTGAAAACCGCCGTGGTGCGGCTTGCTGGCGCCGAGGATGAGCACCTTCAGCTCCATCCGGTGGTTGCTGCCGCCGCGGCGCTCGACCACCATGACCTTCTGGCCCTCGACGCCGGAGCTGGGCGAGTCGCACACGATCACGTCGCCCGGCTGGAGGATGGCCGGATAGAGGTTGTTGACGCGGATCGAGGCGAACTTCTGGTTGTTCAGCTCGTTCTCCTGCGTCTTGAGCGCGACGCGCTCGGCCTGCCAGCGGCGTCGCACGCCGGGGAACTCGATCTGCTTGATGAAGCGGCGCGTGAAGTTCTCGCCCTTGGCCGGGAGGTACACGGGGTCCGCGTTCTTGTCGAACCCGGCCTCCTCGTCGGGGAAGATGATCACGAAATCGGTGGCGATGTCGTCGATCTCCTTCTCCTGGAAGGTGATTCCGTCGACGGGCCTGCCGTTTTCCTCGTCCGCGATGTCGTCGTCCGTGATCGTGAAGGCCTGCCCGGTGAGCGGGTCGGTGACCGGCGCCGGGTCGGTCGCATCCGTGTCGAACGGGAAGTGCCACTGGCCGCGGTCGAGCACGGGAAGAACCTCGCTGCCCGCGAAGATCTTCGTGAGCGCGCCGTAGAGGCTCTCCTCCTTCACGAATACGATGTCGCACTCGGAGCGCACGTCTCGGATGCCGAAGGCCCAGACCAGCTCGTCGCAGAAGTCCGCGGCGGCCTTCGCGCTCTCCCAGTTGATGTGCTTGTGCGCCGAGAAGCCGACCACACCGCCGCCCGCCAGGTCGTCGAGGATGGCCTCGCAGCCGATCCAGACGGGATTCCGGGTCCACTTGCGGTCGAAGCGCGCCTCCTTGAGGTCCGGGTCGTAGACGAACTGCGACGGGTCGATGAGCCCCCCACCGGTCGTGAGGACCGTGCCGTCCGGCAGGAGGATCTCCGTCGGCGCGGTACGTTCGGCGAGCCAGCGCGCGTACTGCTCCTCGCGGGTGACGTGGAACGTGCCCTTGTAGATGGGGCACTTCTTCGCCTTGAACTGGACCTCGACCTCGGGCTCCGACTCGAGCCCGGAGTCCTCGCGGAACCGGACGTGCAGCATCGAGCGCCGCGGGAACGAGAACGTCTGGTGGTCGATCTCCGTGATGCTCTCGAAGAACAGCTCGTCGGCGCCGCTGGTGCCGGACGAGAAGTCCTCAGACACGCGCACGACCTCGACCTCGTACTTCGCGCGCGGCAGCGCGGGCGTCTCGCCGAACAGCACCTTCCTGATCGCGGAGCCGAGGAGGCTGATCGGATTGGCCTTGGCGTTGCGCCCCTGCAGGCCCGTGGAGATCTTGAACGCCCAGCGCGCGAGCCCGCCGACCTTGTGTCCGTAGAGCGGCAGCTGCTCCTTGCCGTCGAACAGCATGTCGACCCAGCCGGTGCTCGGGTCGTAGAGGCCGGAGAGGAAGCCCTTTTTCGCGGGCACGTCCGGCGCGCCGACCTCGCGCAGGCGGATGCGCACCTTGCGCGTGATGCCGCCAGTGCCCTTCTTGCCCTGGTTGTAGAAGCCCCCCTGCCCTGAGCTGATCCCGACGAGGATGTCGTCAACCTCGCGGCTGGTCGTGAAGCGCCGGAGCGTGGCCTGGGAGAGCTGCAGCCCCACGACGCGAGACGAGCGCACGCCCTGTCCGATGTCGAGCGGATCCTGATCGATCGCGCCCGTGGAGAAGTTGGTCTCGACCTCGAATCCGAACGGGAGGCTGCGGAAGTGAGCCGTGACCGTTCCGCTGGGAACCGCGTCGTCGAAGACCGCACGGCTCTTGAGCGTGTTGTCGTCGGTGATCAGCGTGAACGGGGCGATCGGCTTCCCACCAGCTTCGTGCTGGTCGAAGGTGAAGCGGAACTCGGTGACCTCGTACTGACGGTTCTTGCCGAGGTCGTCGTCCGCACGGACGCGCTCCTCGACCTTGTCGTTCACGACGATGTACTTGCGCCCCGTCCACTTCTCGGTCTTCATCTCCCATTCGTCGGGGAGAAGCTGGCGCTCGATCGGCTCGTAGTCGTCGTCGATCCACCAGAAGAGAGTCTTCACGCGCTTGATCGTTACGCTGATGCGAATCGACTCGAACTCGTAGAAGATGTTGTCGGGGACGTAGAAGCCCGCGTTGACCTGATCCGTCTGCGTGAAGAGGCTGCCCGTCTGGAAGAGCTTGGGCTTGTAGGTGCGCGTCACGGCCCGCGTCGTGACGCCCTCGACGGCGGTCTCGTCGAGCGTCGATCCCCGGGCCGCGCCGTACGGCACGCCGTCCAGAAGCACGATCGTGCCGTCGGCCTGCACGTTGAGCCGCGAGAAGAACCACTCCTTGCGATCGCCCTTCACGTCGACCAGGCGGCGCTCGCCGACGCTGCTGGCCTCGTTGACCTCCTCGTAGATCGGGGTCTTGTCGAGCCACACGCTCAGGTCGCCGCCGTGGTTGCGGCCGACGCCCGTGTCGAGCAGCAGGTTCACCCACGGCTTGTCATTGGTGGCCGAGAAGCTGTTGAGGTTCTCCTGCTCCAGCCAGCGCGACAGGAGCGGCGGCGCCCAGCGCGGGCGCCCGGCCACCCACGGCGCGGGGTCGGCGGGGTCGGCCTTGTTCGCCCTGAGGCCGAACCTCGAGCCCTCGTCGCCGCGACCGGGCTGCTTCTGGTTGGCGAGGTAGATCGTCGTGCCGATCGAGACGGCGAAGGCGATGATCGCGATGATGGAGAAGGGTTCGAGTGCAAGCAGCATCAGCCCAGGAGCCTCGCGTCGGTGAACGGCCACGCTCCGAACCGGAGCACGTTCTTGTGCCGGATGGCGCAGTCCGAGATGGTCTTTGCGCAAGTGGGCAGCGTGCTCGTGCTCTTGCAGTACGGCCCCTTGTAGATGAAGGGGCACCTGCGAGCGCGCGCCAGCAGCGCGGGGAACTTGAACTTGAGCACGTCTGCCGAGAGCCCGAAGCCGATGGACACGGCCTCGTCGTCGAGCTTCGCGCCGGACAGGACGTACGGACCCTCGGTGAGCTGGCTCTTCGCGCGCACGTCGGGGTCGCTCGGATCGACGCTGGCGAAGACCATGCGGATGATCAGCTCGCCGCCGTTGAGCGTGTCCTTGTTCTTGTTCAGCGCCTCGAACCACGAGCCGTCGAGGTTCGCGAACGTGATGTTGGCGCGAGGCGGCTCCTGATCGACCGTGGAGCCGATCGTCGAGAACGTGCCGTCCGTGATCGTGTAGACCTGCCCGCCCCAGGTGATCGAGCGGTGGATCATGCTCAGGTACTGCTTCGGGAGCTTCGAGATCTCCGGCGGCGTCAGCTCGGCCAGCACGAAGAGGTCGTCGATCTGGTCGCGGCGAAGGGCCTGCAGGAACGTGGTGTCGAGATCAAGCACGGCTAGACCCCCGTCGGTGCGGTGCTCGGGTCGACGAAGCGGTCGCCGGGGCCCGTCTCGATGATCTTGATGTCGTACTCGCGCGGAGCGTTCAGGAGCAGCGCGTCGTCGCCGAGGCCCTCGCCGTCCTCGAGCGGGTTCTCCAGGAACACGCAGGGCACGTAGAAGAGGGCCGTGATGACGACGGTCTCGCCGCCGGTGCAAGCAGCGATGCGCCCCTTCGGGGCGTCGTTGTTGTCGATCAGCGTCGCCCCGCTCTGCGGCACTCCGTCCTTGGTGACGACCAGCGTCGAGGGCTCGAGGTGCTTGTGGTGGAAGACGAAGTCCGTCTGGCCCGCCGTGGCGACGTAACCGGTGGTCTCCCGGCGCATGCTGTCGCCCGTGTAGGGCATGACGAGGAACGCCAGCGCCTTGTGGTCGTCGACGAACTTGATGAAGTCGATCAGGTCGCTCTCGTTATTGCCCGGCTGCGGGAAGGCGACCTTCGCCTCCAGCTCGTACTGCAGGCGGTCGCCTCGCACGAGCACGAACTTCTTGCCGCTGCGCGCGCTGCTGACGCGGCGCTGCGCGGGGCGGTAGGTCTCGAAGGCGCCGCGCTTGCCCTTGAGGTGGAACGCGAACTTGTCCGTGGTGCTCGGCATTAGAAGAACCCCTTCTGCTCAGCCACGTTGCGCGGCCGCTTGATGCCCGGGCTCACCGCTCGCAGCGTGTCGCGGCTCAGTCCGTCGTTCACGACCTCTTCGGTGCGGATGACGATCTCGCCCCGGCCCCCGGGCGCACGCGACGGCACGCGGCCGCCCTCGGCGAAGCCGGGCCCGCGCGGGACGCGCGGCGCGGGGAGCCGCACGCCTCGCATGAGCCCGCGCACGAGCGAGGGCGGGATGGCGAGGGAGCGGATCGCCTCCATGAAGTCGGCGCCGTACGCGGCCACGGCGCGCGTCGGGTGGACGTACTCGCCCGGCGCCAGCCACGCGGGCACGGTGTCGCTCGGGTGCAGCCCGCGCGGGCGCGGCATGCCGACACGGCCGCCGGAGGAATAGCCGCGCGCCGCGCCGAACGGCGTCATGAGTCCGCCGCCGTACGCTCCGACGCCGAGGCTCGCGGAGGCGAGGATCGCGGCCGCTGCGGTCGCGTCGGCGATGAGCCCCTTGCCCGCGAGCTGGATCGCCGTCGTGAGGGTGATGCCCGCTGTGATGGCGTCCTGGGTGAGGCGGCCGGGCCCCTTGGACTGCTCGTTGTTGCCGAACAGGTCAGCGAGCACCTTGACGATCTGCAGGCGCAGGAACTCGGCGATGATCTGGTTGACGAGGTTCCGGAAGAAGTCGAGCATGATCTGCCCGGCTTCCTGCGGCTGGTTGAGAGCATCGACGAGCGCGTCCGCGAGCCCGTCCGCGAACTCCGCGGCGGTCTGCAGGCCGATGCGGTACTCGTCGGTCTGCCGAAGCAGGTCCTCGAAGCCCGCCCGCAGGCCCGCCGTGAAGGAGCCGTCGCCGAGGCGCCGCAGCTCCTCGCCGATCTCGATCTGCTTGAGGCTGATCTGCTGCAGGCGCGCCTTGCGTGCCTCTTCCTCCGCAGCGACGAGACCCAGCGCATCGGCCTGCTCGATCAGCCCTCGCTGCTGCAGCCTCTGCAGTGCGAGCACGCGCTCGGCCGACTCGGAGCGCAGCGTGTCCTTCTCGCTCTGCGATGCGGCCAGCTGCGCCCGCAGGAAGAGGATCTGCGCCTCGGTCTCGGTGCGGCCTCCCAGCCGCGCGGCAAGCTGCGCCGCCTGCAGCTCGTTGGCAGCGTGGAGCTGCTCGGCCGCGAGCTGCTTCTGAAGCGCCAGCTCGCGCACGAGCTGCTGCACCGTCTGGCCGCGCAGGTCGTTGAGGAGGCCGTGCGCTTCGCCTCGCGCCCTGTCCAGCTCGACGAGCTGCTGCACGAGCACCTTCTCGCGATCGCGCAGGTCGAGGCCCTTGGCGAGCGAGGAGGCGAGGGCCTTCTTCGCGTCCTCGCTCAGGTCGAGCGCGTCGAACAGCTCCTTCTGCTTGTCTCCGGTGAGCTTGATGAGCTGGTCATAGGCCCGCGCAACGTCCTCGCCCTGCGAGCTGGCGAGTCCGAGGCGCAGGATGCGCGCGTCCTCGCTCGTCTTGCTCAGCTCGCGGCGCAGCTTCTTCGTGCGCTCGGCGAGCTTGTCGAGGAACTCGCCGCCCTCGGTCTTCGCGCGGTCGAGCGCGGAGGCGATCTTGTTCACGTCGTCACCGGCGCGGGCGAACTCCTCGAAGACCGCTCGCTGGCGGCCGAGGGCGTCGAGCTGGCGCCGCAGGGGCTCCAGTGCTTCGCCCTGCGTCTCGCCGCGCACGATGCCGCCGTCGCGCCGACGACCCGCGAGCGCCGCCTCCAGCACGCCGGGGCGGTTCGCGGCCTCCCGCTGCTGGCGCAGGATGCTGCGGAGCTTCGCGTCCTCGAGGGCGAGCAGCGCGATGTACTGGCGCTCCTTGAGGTTCTTCTCCTCTGCGAGCTGCGCGATGCGCGCGGCGAGCCTCTCGCGCGCCTGCTCGAACTCGACGCCCTCGCCCAGCGTGGCGAGCGAGGCGTTGAGCAGAACCAGGTTCCGGTCGAGATGCTGCAGCTCCTTGTCGCGCTCCGCGCGCGTCTTCGCGATCGCGTTGCGCGCGCTGGCCTCGGCCTGATCGAGCTTCGTGCCGTCCACGGCCGCAGCCAGGGCTTCCTGGGCGGCGACGTTGAGTTGCAGCTGCTGGAGGGCGACCTCGCCCGCCTGCAGCGCCTTGGCGGCCTCATTGGCGATCTGCAGGGCGAGCTGCTCGTCGATGATGTCGCTGAGGACCGAGATGTCGGTGAGGATGTCCCGCTGGCGCGAGAGCAGGGCCTCGATCTGGTTCTCCTGACGCACGCGCGCCCGCGCCGCCTCGAAGATCGCCTGCGCATCCTTCTCCTGGTCCTGCAGGGCCTTGCGCTGCGCGTCCAGGCGCTCGAGCGAGGTCGCCCGGCCGACTGCGAACACGCCCGGGTCGGTGAGACGGAGGCGCTGCCGCTCCAGACGCTGGATCTGGCTCTGGATCTTCTCGCGCTCCCTGCCCTCGGCGACCGTGAGCTTCGAGCGCGCGAGGGCGATGCGCTGGTCGATCTGCAGCAGCTTTCCGCGCTCGACACCGGCCTCTCGAACGAGGCTCACGATCTCCTCGAACGTGTCCTTCTCGACGCCAAGCTTGCGAACGGCGTCGTCGGTCATTTCGATGAGGGTGGCGCGAGCCTGCAGGAGCGACGAGGTGTTACGCTCGTTCTCGTTGCGCAGGCTCTCTCCCTCGCGGCGAAGCCGGTCTTGCGCCTCTTCGATGACCGTGGCGACAGCGCGGGCGAGCCCGGTGAGGCCCGAGGTGGCTTCGGTGATCTCGAGCTGGTCGCGGAGCTTCTCGCTCTCCTTGCGGAGCTTCTCGATCTGCTTCGCGACGCGCTCGGCCTCCTTCCGCGTGCCCAGCAGCACGACGGGGATGTCCGACATGACGAGCGTCGTGAGATTGGCCTCTTCCTTGACCTCCTCGACCTCGTCCTTCGTGCTGGAGAAGAGGTCCGTGATCAGCTCGATGCCGATGAGGATGAGACCGATCGGGCCGAGGGCCGCCTTGAGGCCGCGCGACAGGAGGCGCGTGCCGATCCCCAGCAGCCGCATCAGCCGCGCGCCGAGACCGATCGAAGTCGCCAGGCCCTTGCTGGCGACTCCCGCGAAGGCGAGCCGACGGGACAGGCGCAGCGACGCGCGCGCCATGAGGTTGAGCTGCAGCGCGGCCGCGCGCGTGAGCCCGACGACGGACTTGAGCGTCCCGCCGACGATGCGGAACAAGAAGACCATGCGCAGGATGAAGCCGAGGGCGCCACCCAGCACGCGGTTGATCGCCGAGAAGACGTTGGCGACGATGCTGACGACGCCGAGGATGTCGTCCAGCAGCGCGAACGCCTGCTTCAGCAGCGGGACGACGAGCTTGAGGCCCGAGGCCATGATGTCGACGGCCGCCTCGAACGCCTCCGCGAGACCGCCGAAACCCACGTCCTTAGCGACCTCCGTGAACGCGTCGAGCAGCTTCTGCAGCCCGGCGTCGAGGGACTCGGCGAACCGCTGCGCGTCGTCGCCCTGCAGGCTCGCCTTCAGCTCGTTCAGCCGCTCCTTGAGCGCGTCGAAGAAGCCCAGCGTGCCCGTGCCGACGAGCTTCGCGAACGAGTCGCGCAGGTTGGAGAGGATGACGTTCAGGTTCGACAGGCTGCGCTCGCCCGCGACGGCGAAGGCCGCGAACTTCTGATCGAGGAACTCGACCAGCTTGCCCGCCTCCTTCGCGCGGCGGATGTCCTCGTTCGTGATGCCGAGGGTCGCCGCGATGCGCGTGGTGCGCTGCTGGATCGTGCCGGACAGGATCGACCGGATCTCCTCCGACAGCTGGTTCTGCGGGAGGCCGATCGCGGAGGCCGCCTGCGAGATGCGCACGGTGAGCTTGCGCACCTGGTCCGGGTTGAGGCCCGCGGCGAGGCCGGGGCCCAGCGCGATCTGGAAGGTGTCGAGGAGGGTCTTGAACGTGGCGGCGGTGCGCAGGCCCTCCTGCCGGAGCAGCTCGACCTGGCGCGTCGCCTCGGCGCCCGCGGCGGCGAACGCCTCCATGCCCGTGAGCATCTGGCCGTCGGGGCCGAACACCTGCCCCGCGGACACGAGCAGCGACTGGATGCCCAGCGTCGCCTCTTCCACGAAGGCGTTGAACTGGATGCCCGAGGCGACGGCGTCCTTGATCCCGCGCGTGACGGCCCGCACGGCCGCGAACGCAGCGAAGATGCCGATGAGGCGGCGGAAGGTGAACGCGATGCGGTTCGCCCGCGCCTCGGTCTTCTTCGCTTCTCGGTTGAAGCTGCGCAGCCTGCGCGTGCCCGTGCGCGTGGCACCGGCGAGCCCGAGCTGCGCCTTGGCCGCGCGGGCGCCCGCCTCGGCGAGTCGCTTCTGCGCGATCGCGACCTCGATCGCCCTACGGCGCGAGGCACCGAGGGCGGCCTTGAGCTTGGCCTCCTCGATCGCGGCCCGGGCGGTCTCGCGGCGCGTGCGCGCCCGTGCGGTCTTGATCTGCTCCTCGGCGCGGACGAGCTGCGACGCGCGCTTCGCGGCCGTGACGTGCTCGCGAGTGATGTTCTTCTGAGCGGTGAGGGTCTTCCGCAGCTCAGAGCGAAATCGCTTCAGCTCTGCGAGGTTCTTGGAAACAACCTCGATAGAGTAGCGGAGTCCTCCTCGGTCGATTACCACGATGCTCTCTCAAAAGGTGCTCAGAGGCCGCTGCCGACGAAGGCGAGGAAGTCGTCCTCGGTGCCCATGCCGGGCGTGGGCTGGTCACTTCTAGTATACTGCCGCAGGTATTCCTTGATGCTCTTCGAGTCTCCCTGCGCTCCTGTGGCAATACGCACGACCTCCTCACGAGCCCTGCGCATGTGACAGCTTTGCAGTAGCTCGACCGCTACGTCGAACTCCTCCAGATCCAGCGTTAGCAGCTCGTCCGGGTGGAAGCCGAAGTCGACCAGCTCGAAGCACAGCTCGAGGAAGCCTAGCCAGCGGTCTCGCTCGCTTCCTCGCTCTCCGGCTCGTCCGACACGACGCCGACGGGCCCGGTCGCGGTCGCGGCCTGCGCCGCCTCGAGCCTCGCCTTCATCGCCTTCTCCACCCTTTCCACGAAAGGGCCGAAGACCCTCGCGTTGGCTTCCATCATGCCGCGCACGAGGGTGGCGATCGTGCCGAGGTCGGCCTGCTGCCGCAGCTCCTCGACGCTCATGTCCTCGCGCAGCGAGTCGATCACTAGCCCGAGGACGGAGTCGATGTTCTCCGGCCTGAGGAGCGCGTCGGCCGCCCGCGTGATCGCCGCGTCCTGCTTCTCCTGCCGCTTGACCGCGGACACGGGAGAGATCGCCTCGACGATCGTGGTCGTCTCGTCGCCCTCCTGGACGAACGTGCGCTTGACGTAGTCGCCGTGGCTCGGGTCGAACCACGAGCTGACGGCGAGCGCCACGGCCTCCAGGACGGGGCGGGCGGCGATGACGGCATCGAGCCTGCAGCGGCGGAAGGTCAGCTCCTCGCCGTCGACCTCGATCGTGTGCGTGTCGTCGGCGACGACGGTCTGGATCAGCTTCTTGAGTCCCATTCAGGTTGCCTCCTACAGCGGTGTTTGCGGGACGGGAGAGGGGGCCGTTAGGGAAACAGCCCCCTCGTCGGTCATCAGGGAGGGCGCGACTAGACGACGATCTCGCGCACCGTGAGCGTCGGGCTGTCCGGGCTGACCGTGGCGTTCTGGCCCGCCTTGCCCTGGACGTTCAGCGTGGCGAACTCGTCGCCGATCAGGCCGAAGTCGCCCTCCGCGCGGAGCGTGACGGAGTGGAACTGGTACTCGCGCTTCTTGTCGTCGTCGTTCGCGTTGATCGACACGAACTTGAGCACGCCGTTGAGCTTCGCGGTCTTGAGGCCGCGGACCTCCTCGATCGTGTACGACGCGTACGTGAAGTCGACGCACAGGGCGTCCGTGGCGCCGATCGAGCCGGTGGACAGGGGCTTGATGCGGCCCATGTCGTAGTCGACCTCGTAGTCGGTGCCCTCGACGTAGGTCGTGACCTTCGTCGTGTCGAGGACGGACACGGCCGAGATCTTGTAGACGCGCTCGGCGTTGTCGCCCGGCACGGGCGGGTACGCCGACGGGTTCTGCACGTCGTAGAGGTCGTACCACTTGTCGAGGCCCGCGACGACGACGTTGTCGTCACCGGCCGCGGTCGCGATGCTCGCGCCGACCACCGCGTTGCTCGCGCGCTCACCGGCGAGGAAGAGCTTGAGGTTGTCGGAGTCGATCTCGGCCAGCTGGAAGCCGACGCCCATCGACTGCGAGATCACGACGGAGCGATCGACCGTCTTGAGGCCGAGGAGGGTGCTGAAGTGCTCCAGCTCCTCCGACTCGACGTTGACCGTGAGCGCCTCGGTGTTGCCGAGGTGGCGGAAGCCCTTGGGGGCCCCGTTCGCGTCGAGGTCGTCGCTGAAGTAGAGTTCGCCGCGACCGAGGAGGTAATCGCGGGGATCGGGGGTTCCGAGTCGCGCCATGGTGCTTGTATCTCCGTGGTGTTTTGTCTAGGTGCTTATGTCGATTGTACCCCGTCGTGTCCGGGCGTGGGATCAGGTCGGGAGCGCCTCCGCTCGGATCACGCAGCGGATGTAGGTGCCGTTGTCGCTGCCCTCCCGCGGGGGGTGCAGGGCCTCGGCCTCGGCGATGTAGAGCTTCACGGCCGGGAGGGAGCCTTCCGCGGGCACGATCCGAGCGAAGCTCGAGATGAACTTCTCCCCGGCGACGTGCTCGCCGAAGGCCATGTGCAGCTCCCAGTCCGTCCGGCGAAGCTCCTGGCGCCAGCTGCCCAGCTTGCTCTTGGGCTCGTCCGGGTGATAGGCGATCTCGTTCGCCTCGGCCGAGAAGGGCTTGACGATGGTCAGCTCGTCGACGGTCATGCGGTCGAAGAGCTGCCCGCCCGTGGGCGCCTCGTAGGTCACGGGATGGAAGGCGCCCAGCTCGACGGCCTTGAGGATCTCGTCCTGGATCTTCTCCTTGAGGGTCATGGGCTACCCGTCGAGCCGGAAGTAGAAGAGGTACGGCGGCACCGCGTGGATCGAGAAGCCGACCTTGCGGTACTGCGGCTCGAGCGTGGAGCCGATCGAGGAGGCGCTGACGCTGCGCCGCTCGCCCGGCAGCACCACGCCAGCGATCACGTCGAACGCGCGCTCGATCTCCGCGTCGAGGCGGTCAAGCTCGTTGCGCATGTCCCGCTGGGACATGGAGCGGAACGCCGCCACGTCGTTCCACTCCTGGATCGGGGCCCGGCCCTCCTTGACCATGCGGGTCAGATAGCGCAGGAGGGAGCTGCGGATAAGCTTCTGCTCCGTGGCGTAGCCGAGGAGGAACAGGTGCTCGTCGTCCGTGTCGGGCTCGTCCGCTGGCTCCGCGAGCGAGTTGAGCGCCCCGACACGCTGGGTGCCGAGGCGCATGAAGAACTCGTTGCGGGCCTCGATGATCGCGAGCTGCACCTGCGCATCCACGTCGCCCCCGGCCTTGATCCCAGTGAGACGCTGGGCCTCCTTGGTGGCGTCGAGGTCGTCGAAGATCGGCTGGACGTTCGCGATCGACACGGGCTAGCTCTCGGCGTCGGCCTCGTCCTTGGCGGCCGCCTGCTCCGCGGCGAACTCGCTCACGAGGCGCAGGAACTCCACGCGCTCGTCGATGTCCGCGGACAGGAAGTCGATCGCCGACTTCTTCACGTCGTCGGCGCCCCGCAGGTACTCGACGACGGTGTCGGAGTCCTCGCCCGCGCGCTCGGCGACGTAGGCGAGGAGCGTGTCGGTCTCGAGGCTGGCGAGAGCGTCGGCATCGAGGCCCTCGTTCGTGCGCCGAACGGTGCCCTTGGGCTCCTCCGGCTCCTGCTCCTTGTCGGGCTGCGGAGCGCGGCCCTGCGCAGCGACGAGCTGCTCGGTGATCCAGCCCTGCTGGAGGCAGTCGTCGATCTGCTCGTCGGAGAAGGGGCCGCCCCGGCGCAGGACAGTGTTCGGCTTCAGCGTGACGGACGCGCCGTTCTTCTGGCGCATGCGAACCGTGCGCTGCAGCACGTAGATGGTCTGGGGCTCGCTCATCGTGGTTGTCCTCCTGGTGGTTCGAAAGAGCCCGGGCGAGCGGTTCCCGCCCGGGCTATGAGCGGTCGGCAGGGAGCGCAGGACTACGCGAGCACCTGCAGCTCGTAGACGGCCTCCGGCTGGCCCATGAGCGGGAAGGGGCGGGAGTGCGCGAGCATCTGCACGACGCTCGGGTCCTCCTCGACCCAGCTCTTGGTGAAGATCTCGGCCTCGAGCGAGCCGCCCTCGAAGGCGGTCATGTCGGGGATCGCCCCGAACTCGAGCGAGAACTGCGCACCGGCCTCCTGCGACACGAAGAAGACCTTCTTGTCGTCGATGAGGGTGACCTCGGTGCCGTCGGCGTCCTTGATCTTGCGCGGGTAGACCCACCAGTTGACGCCGTGGATCGTGCCCAGCCAGCGGGCGCCGTTCGGGGCCGGGCGGCCGAAGAGCATGAGGGGCGAGCCCTCCTCCGGCCGACGGCGCTCGACGATCGCCTGCACCTTGTCGTTGTTGAGGAAGGCCTCGGCGGCGTCCTTGCCGCAGATGGCGTCCGTGATGTTGACGCCCGTCTCCTCCATCACGGCGTCGGCGGCGGCGCGCACGTCGCCCGCGATGTCGGCGGTGGCCTCGTTCCAGCGGTCGCCCGCGCCCAGCGCCACGGTGAAGGCCGCGTCGCGGACGTAGTCGAACTCGAAGGCCTCGGCGTGGAGGTCGTCGGCGGCCACGTAGGAGATCTTGCTCGTCAGGGCCTGGGCGCACATCCACTCGACCCGGTTGTCGACCTGGGAGCGCATGTAGGCGACCTCGCGCGCGATCTTGCGCTGCACGGCGCTGACGTGCTCGTCGCGGTCGATGTAGACCGGCGTGCCCGGATCGCGGCCGAAGAGCAGCTTGTCGGGCTTCAGCGGGAGCTTGACGCGGATGTTCGGCGCCTCGATCGAGCGGAAGCCGGTCGTGGTGCCGGGCAGCGCGAACGCCTGCGCGCCCTTGCGGACGAAGGGAGCCATCCGCCGGTCGCCGAGAACCTTGCCGATCTCCAGCAGCTCCGTGTCGTTCGTGTTCCGCGCGGAGAAGAGAAGGTCGGTGAGGAACGTCGACGGCGCCTTGATCTTGTTGATCGTGCGGGTGAGGCTCTGCCAAGAGAGTTCCTGTACCAGCTGGGGCATCGTGTGTTCTCCGAAGGTGTGTCTTGCCTGGGTGTCTTGTGGTTGAGACTAGCGAACGTCCGCCAGCTCCTTGACCCGGATGCCGCGCCGCAGGGCGTTCGCGGCCAGCTCCGCGTCGAGCTGCGTGGACGTGCCGCCGTCCGACACGAGGTCGTCGCGGTGGGCCTCGCCCTTCAGCATGACCGTGCCGGTGACCTCGCCCGCGAGGAGGATCGTGATGGGGTCGGGGAAGACGACCGCGCGGACCTCGTCGGTGCCGTTCAGGCCGCCGTTCGCCCACTCGACCCAGCCGTTGACGGACGTGTCGAACGCGAGCACGGTGCCCACGGGCAGCTCCTTGTCGCCGCCCGCCTGCGCGAACACGACCGAATCGGTGATCTCGGGGACGATGCGGTTCCGGCCCGTCTCGGAGCGGTCGGAAATCATCGCGCGCTTCTGCAGAGCCATCGGTTGTATCTCCTAGGTGTTCAGGTCTGACTTGATTGTAGCCGGTGTTTCCGTCTTGTGTGGAGGAGGTCCGCTTAGGCGCGCACCATCCGACGGTCGGTGATGTACTTCGCGAGGTCGTCGCCCATCTTGAGCAGCTCGTCGTCCTCGGACTCGCTGTCCTCGTCGGTCTCCTCGCCCTTCGCCACGTTGCTCGCGGCGGGCTTCTTCTTGGCCGCCTTCGCGGGCTCGTTGCTCTCGCCCTCGCCCGCGAACTCCTTCTCGATCGCGGCGACGGCCTCGGTGTAGGCCGTCCGGCCCTCGGCGGTCGTCAGGTCCGCGTCGTCGTGCGCCTTCTTCAGCGCGGCCTTGCGTGCGTGCTCGAGGACGGCCTTCGGGTCGGTCACGTCGAGCGTCGGCTCGTCGTTCTTTTCGACCTTGCCGCCCTCCGGGGTCTCCGGGGCCTCGGGCTTGAGCGCCTCGACGACGCCCTTGACGGTCTCCTCGACGGTGCTCTTGACGAGCGCCTCGATCTCTTCACGCTTCATGTCGGTGTCTCCGTTGGTGGTGTTGGTCTGGAAGAGCTTGCGGATGGCCTCGAGAGCGGCATCCGGCGTCATCTTGGTGAGATCCTCGTCGATGACCTTCGCGGGGCCTGCCATGGACACTCCGTTCCACTTGCCCTCGCGGTAGTCCTTGCGCAGCTCGGGGCTGTCGATCTGGAAGACCACACCCCAGCCGCCGGTCACGTCCACGGCCTCGCCCTCGACGGTCTTCATGCCCTCGAAGCGCGCGTCGCCCTTCTGGATGATGAACGACTCGGCGACGTAGGCCTCGTCCGGCGAGACCTTCTTGCCGTTGTGCATCAGGTCGATGGAGGCGCCGTTCTTGATGAAGCTGTGCGCCATCTTCTCGACTGTGGCGGCGTCGGCCCAGTCGCCCTGCCGATCGACGTGGTTCGGCGCGTAGACGCAGGCGACCAGCTGTCCGCGCTCCTCGAACTTCTCCAGCGCCCGCGTGAGCCCTCGGAACTCGGCGGTCTGATCGCTCTTGAAGAGGCTCACGAAGCCGTTGGCGCCTCGAGGACAGAGGCTGATGAACTGGATATCTGCGTCGATGATGCGTCGCATGCTTCTAGTCTACAGCGGTTGTACAGGTTGACTTAGAATAAGGGCAGGAGCCCTTACATGAGCCATGATACCTCGACACGACAGCCCGACATGGTCATTCACATGAAGCGGGCCCACACCCCCCTGTTCGCCCGCCCCAAGGGGATGCCCAAGAAGGAGAGCTGGTCGTCCTATCTGCTCAAGGGCCTCCTCCCCCGGGAGGCGCGCTCGCGCCAGCGGGCGAACCGCGGAGAGGTCCAGCACCCCTTCGACTTCCGGGCTGCGAAGCGGTTCAAGGACGCCGACCCCCACCACTCGGCCTGCATCGAGGCCAAGCGGGAGAGCACGGTCGGCCTGGGCTTCGAGAACGAGAAGGTCGACGAGACGCTCGACCCGCTCTGCGCCACGACGTGGCAAGACGTGAGCACGTCGGCCGTCGAGGACTACTGGCACACCGGCAACGGCTGGATCGAGGTCGTCCGCGAGGGCAGCGAGATCAAGGGCCTCTACCACGTCGCAGCGGAGTGCGTGAAGTTCAAGATCGAGAAGAACGACACGCTCGACTTCCACTACATCGTCCGGCAGGAGTCCGGCCCCGACCTCATCTGCGCGGCCTTCGGCGATGCCGACCGCGTGAAGCGCGAGGTGCTCCCCAAGGCGCGATCGAGGCAGACAGAGGTCTCGGAGCTGATCCACCTGCGCCGCCCCACGTCGCTGCACCGCTGGTACGGCATGCCCGACTGGCTCTCGGCTGTCGCGCAGATCGAGCTGGCCCACGCCATCACGCAGTACAACTTCGACTTCTTCATGAACTCGGGCGTGCCGGAGTTCATCCTCACGCTCATCGGCGGCGGCGTCAGCGAGGAGGACTGGAAGGAGATCAAGGACGCCGTGCAGAGCGGCACGGGCATGGGCAACCACCACAAGACCCTCGCGATCAAGATCAACAAGCCCGAGGTCGAGGTGCAGGTCCACAAGCTCGGCGAGCAGATGGCCGAGGGCTGGTTCCAGTCCATGCTCGACACGATCGCCAACCGCATCGTGTCCGCCCATCGCGTGCCGCCGCTGCTCGCGGGCATCCAGATCCCGGGCAAGCTCGGCGCGAACAACGAGTTCATCAACGCGATGTGGATGTTCCAGTCGCTCGTGATCGCTCCGGCGCAGACCGCGATCCAGAAGACGCTCGGGCAGACGCTGGGCTCCGGTGACGGCGTCAAGGGCCTCGACGGCAACGGCGCCTTCAAGCTGAAGACGATCGTCGAGGAGGTGCCGGTCGCGCAGATCGAGGCGCCCGGCTCGATGCAGGAGGCGCCCAAGGAGCCCGGCTCTCGCCGCGATATCAACTCGCAGCGGCCGACCAACCGCGCCGTGCAGAAGTCCGACGAGGAGCTGGAGACGTACTTCGCGGAGAAGACCTCCCTCGAGGACCGCGTCGCCAAGATCGCCGAGACCCTGCCGGAAGATCGCCGCGAGACGATCATCCGCGACTTCATGGAGGGCACGGTCGACCGGATGTTCAAGGCTCTGCTGGCCGCATGACCATCAAGCGCAGCGAGCTGCACGACCGCATCGCCCAGGCGATCGGTCAGAGGGCTCTGCAGCGCGTCAAGGGCTTCATCGAGTCCCGCACGCTGCGCGCCGCTCTGCGCCTGCAGAAGCGGGACGGCCGCTGGTGGCTCGGCGTCCCCCACTACTGGGCGGTCTACTACCACGACGGTCGCGGGCCCTCCCTCGCTCGACCGAACCTGTTCCTCATCTGGTACTGGGATCCGCGCGACGACCCCCGGCACCACGGGAACTACCCCGTGCGCGCCGTCCAGATCCGCCGCCTCAACATCCCGTGGGAGCAGCTCCTGCAGGACGTGGAGGACGGCAAGGCGGTCATCGCGCGCATGTCGCCACGCTCGGGCGGCAGCGTGCGCGGGAAGCACTTCTTCGACCGCGGGCTTCACGGGTTCTTCCGGCGCTCAACACCGGAGGCCCAGAAGACGTTCCGGCGCGTGGTGAGGCAGGAGGTGCCCGAGGCCTTCGAGCGCCGCACCGTGCGCGGGGGGTTCTTCGTCTAGCCCAGCATCAGCGTCCAGACGCGCTCGACCAGGCCACCGCACACCGCGCCGAGGAGGATCCACATGAGCTTGGTGTGGCGCGCCTTCCACTGCTCCACGCGATCGAGCTTCACCACGATACCCGGCTGTCCGCTCGCGGGGTCGCCGCTGAGATGCTGCTCGTGGCGCTCTAGGTGAGCGAGCGCCTGCTCGTTCAGCAGCACGAGGCGCTCGACCTTCTTCTCGATCTCGTTCATGCGGTTGTAGATCTCGGTGGTGGACATGCCGCCTCTACACGATATGATAGCAGGTAGAGTGCTCACCGTTGGATGCGATCCCGACACGCACACGCTCGCCGTGGCCGCTCAGCGGGGCGGTGAGGTCGTGTTCGCGTGGCAGGCGACGGTGAGCAGGCAACTCGTCGATGACGCCGCGGTGATCGAGACGGCCCGCCAGGTGGCCGTGAGCCTCGCGCCGGCGTTGCAGAAACTCGACGAACCGGCGATCGTCGTCGTCGAGGCCATGAAGGTCTACCCCCAGACGCCGCTCGGGTGCGAGGGCCTCACCGGCCTCAACCGAGTCAGCGTCACCGGCGGCGTAGCGCTCGGCGCGCTCATGCGCGCGTTCCCCCACGCCCGGTTCATGTGCCCCACCGCGCACGAGTGGAAGGGAAACCGGAGCAAGGCGGCGCACCACCGGCAGCTGCGCGAGGACCTCGACTGCTCGATGATCAACTCGCAGCGCATGAAGGCGCACCTGATGGACGCCGTCGGGATGGCGTGGTGGGCTACGCAGCACCGCGGCCAGGCCGCCCAGGCGCGGCGTGACATCCAGCAGAGGGCCCGGCGCCGTGCGGCCGAACTGCGCAGGCGACGCCAACGCCGGGCCGGTTGAGGTGCTGGGGCGCTACATCGCCCGGTACTCTCGAGCCTTCTGCGCGTGGTAGCCGGGGTGCCTCTCTCGCCACGACTTCGAGTACTCACGCTCGCAGTCCCTGCACCACGAGCGCAGGTAGGGGCCCATGTACTTCGGCCTGTACTTGCCCGGTCCGAGGTACTCCCAGCCGCTGCGGACGCTGAACGCGCGGAACTCGCGGGTCGCCCTTTTCTCTCCGCAGCGGCGACACGTTTTCGTCTTCTCTTCGCCCATGGCCGCGGGTTATACAGATCGGCGAGTTAGCCGATCTTGACGTTGTCGGCTGGACAGAGCGGGACGGAGCTGGACAGGGCGGGAAGGAACAGGACGGAGCTGGACAGGGCAAGAGCGCCCCGTCTAGGAAGCACTTCGATCGAGGTGTCGGCCGCAACGCCCGAGTCACGCTCGGCCGCTTCCGCGAGCTGGTCTGCGACCTGATCAGCTCGATGGGGTGAGCATCATGCGAGGACGCGTGCCACTGCTCTCGCTACTGCAGTACCAAGTAGCGGTGGTACCGCATTGCCGATCTGTTTCACGATCTGCGTCCTAGTACCGACGAACCGGAAACTGTCGTTGAAGGACTGAAGTCTCGCTCCCTCGCGAGGAGTCAAGGCTCGGTCAGCAATCGGGTGGATGCACCGATTCGAGGCTGGATGCACGAAGTTGACGGTGATGGTCACGGACGGCTCATCACCATCCAGCCGAGAGTAGCACGAGCTGAATCCGCTGGTGATGAGATGCTCGGGAATGCTGTTGATGTTCCGACCGCTGTGTCGAATGATCTGGAGCATCCTGTCTGTATGACGAGTAGACGAATGCCAAGTAAGGACCTTGCAGCGGCGCCGACGAGCCCGCTGGTACTTTGTGCTCGGCGGGCGATCGTAGACAGTGGTCTCCTGGCCTGCTTCAATGTTCGGCAGATCGCCGATAGCGTCCATGACCGTCACGGCGGGTTCTAGCTCGGAGCCGTTCGAAAAGAGCGGCAGTGTCTCAGGGCGCAGGAGCCGATGCCTCTCCCGAAATCCGATCGTTGGATGATCGGATTCGTGCGTCGGCTCCGGCCACGGAATCTCACCCCCACCCTCAACGCCAATCATCACGAGACGCTCGCGCCTTTGAGGTACCCCAAAGTGGGCGGCGTTCAGGATTCTCCAGTCAGTGGCATATCCGATTGCCTCGAACGAGTGCGCGATTCCCTCTATGTCAGCACCGCCACCGTGAGTCGCCAACCCGACGACGTTCTCCATCACGAAGACAGGCGGGCGAAACTCGTCGACGCAGGCTACGAACGATCGGAACAGCTGGTTTCGGGGGTCGTTGTTGTTAGTAGAGCGGTGAGGACGAATGCTCGAGAATCCTTGGCACGGCGGACCACCAATTGCGACACCCAACTCACCGCGTCGCAGCCCGAGGTCCTCGCGCATCTTCCTCCAAGGGAGTGATCGGACATCCTGGCACAAGGCGAGTGCAGAGGAGTGATTGGCTGCGAAGGTGTCGAGGCAGTCGCGCCTGACATCGACGCCGAGTACTACCTGGTAGCCGTGCTCGGTTGAGTCCTCGAAGCCCTTCGAGAAGCCGCCAGTGCCGCAGAACAGATCCAGGATCTTCGTCTCGCGCATATCCGGTGGGGACAATAGTCTCCTCGACACCCGCCGTCAACCCCCTAGGCTGCCGTCCTATGGACACCCCGGCAGCCGGTATCGTCGCCGCCATCGTCCGGCGGCTGACGGAAGAGCGGATGCGCCAGGGGCTTACGCAGGAAGAGCTGGCTGTACGAGCGGGCATCGATCGGAGCCATGTGGGCCTCCTGGAGAAGGGCTCACGGCACCCCTCTCTTGAAGTCGCCCTGAGTATCGCATGGGCCCTGGACATGCCCTTGGGGTCGCTCTTGGCCGAGGTAGGGGGATCCACCCCGGAGGGGAAGGCCGCCCCGCTTCTCGTCCCTCCGGACTGGGTAGAACGCCGTCCCGCTGATGGCATGCTGCGGAAGGGGGACCGTCTACAAGAGGCCACTGCGCTCACCCTCGAAATGCTGGGCGCGGCGATCGAGAAGACCTATGGGACGCTGGACTTGATCGACGCACAGTTGCTGGCGGCGGAGAGTTCGCCGCTGGCAGAGACCGTCGAACTGGCGAATCTATCGGCAATGCTCGGGAACATCTTCGGTGGCGCGATCGCGGAGGCCTCTGATGGTCTGTATCAAAGGAACGGGCCACACAAGTACCCGGATCTTGTCCCGCTGAAGAATCCGGCGTGTGAGCTGGAGATCAAGGTCGCTCTTGCGAAGAATAAGCCGAAGGGGCACCTGCCCAAGCCTGGCCCCCATCTGACCGTACGGTACGTGCTCGGGGACCGCGCTGGACAGTTCGATCGAGAGAAACGGGGCGACACGATCTGGATCTGGGAGATCCGAGTGGGGAATGTCGGCCCCGACGACTTTTCCATCAGCAACACCCCAGGCGATTCCGGAAAGACAGCGGTCTTCAGATCGGACGCCTTCTACGCGATGGACGTGGTGTTTCTCGATGAGAGGTTTATCCCATACAAGAACGCGAACTATCCAGGACGGAACTGATGGGGGATGTATTCAGCAGAGCGAAGCGATCTGAGGTGATGCGCGCCGTACGCACTCGAGACACATCACCCGAGTTGGCGCTTCAGGCTGCGCTCCTCTCACGCGGGCTCCTGTTCGACACTCACCGTTCAGATCTACCAGGGACGCCCGACATCGTTCTTCGGCCGGTCGCCGTCCAGGTGCGAGGTTGCTTTTGGCACGGGCACTCCTGCCGGAGAGGACGCGCACCGCGACCTACGTCTATCGAGCCGTGCCGCCTGCTGTCTACTACCGCATGAAGCTGGCAGAGTCGAAGGGGCGCTACTTCAATCAGGAGATTGCACGCACGTTCGAGTATGAGACTCGCTACGACTAGCGAGGCAAGACCGAACAAACCCACCCGTTCGTCCAGCAGTCGTGCCACAGAGCGACCTCATCCTCGCCCTCTGCCGCGAGCGCGAGGTAGACGTAGCAGTGGAAGTCCCGTAGGTGGGGACTGGTCAGCTCCTCGGCGAGCTGCCAATGCTCCAAGGCCAGATGGAGGTACGGGCTCGTCATGGCGCTCCCGGCTCGACGATGTCCCTGCGCTCCTTGTGGTGGATCTCCCTGCCGCAGAACGGGCAGAACCGAATGGCGATCACCGGCTTGGCGCCGGGCGTGTCCGCCCGCCAGTCGAGGATGAAGTCGGCCACATCGACAGGCTCCGGCTGGTCGAGGCGGATGCCCACGGGCCCGACGATGAACCGGGCCCGCATGGGGCAGCAGAATCGGCTCACGCCGCCTCCTGCGCGAAGTCCTCGACGCCACCGCGTAGCGAGCACTTGTGCCGCGGGAACCTGGCGCTGATGCGCCAGTCCCCCTCCATGCGCTCGACGCTCGTGATCTCGCCGTCGTGGTAGCCCAGCTTGTGGGACACCGGCCGGTTGATGTCGAACGGGAAGGGACCGGCCTCCCTGGTCTCCCCCTCCCACGGCTCGTCCTCTGGCCGCTCGGGACCGCCCTGCTCGGGCTCCCCCTCGGGCTCGCTGGAGAGCATCTCGAGGACGACCTTCTGGAGCGCCTCGAGCGCATCGCGCTTGCTCTTGTAGACGAGGCTCACGTCGCCGAGGAAGTAGTAGCTCCAGCCCTTGCGGCTGCGGCCGGAATCGGCGCTCTCTCCCTCGCCGCGCTGGACGTACCCGACCTCCTCCCACTTCCGGCGCGACCGACCGTTCTCGGGAGGCTTGGCGGCGAGCAGTGCGTAGCTGCCGTCCTCGCGGCCGCGAACCTTGAAGTCTATGTTCATGAGTACCTCTCCAGTTGGCGTTCGATCTCGCAGGCCATCCCCTGCAGGAAGCGGTAGGTGCTGTCTGCGATGCTGCACTCGAGGCAGTCGCACCGCTTGTATCTCGCGGCGAGCCGAACAAGCGCGTCGTCGATCTGGCGCAGCCCTTGTCGCTGGTGCTGCTCGATCGTCGGCATCGCCTTCCAGTACTCGACCACGCTCATTTCACCTGCATATTAACACTGTATAGCTTAGCTGTCAAGGAGTTCCTTGCGCCTACCGCACGTCGTGCAGTACAGGTATCGCCGTCCCCCCAAGATGACCAGCAGGTGCTTGGTCGTTTCGCACGAACCGCCACGTCCGCAGCGACCGTGACAGAAGGCGTTGAAGCCGCGGGTGCCGCGACCGCTGCGGGCGATCACAGCAGCATCCCCGCAGCGGTGACTGCCGTGAAGACGAGCACCGCGCCAAGGAACGCCGTGCGCCAGAGCCGGGCTTCGCGCTCTACGTCGCGAAGGACGGTCGCGCCGGTGGTGACCGCGTCGATCATCCCGCGGCGGTTGTCGCGGGCGCGGCGCTTGTACAACTCTGCGACGGCCTCCGCGTAGATCGCGCGGTTGTAGAGCGCGTCGGTCTCCTCGCTGACTGTGGCGCGGCGGTCTCGGCCGGAGCGCCGGTCCCCGATCACGGCCGCTCCCCGTTGGGGATCAGCGGGCGGCGGAAGACGTGCTCCCCGAGCGTGCTCGTGTGGTACTTGAAGCCTCGAGGCGCCGCTCGGACGGCCGTCTCGCGGCTCTCGACCGCGGACTTGGAGATCCGCCAGTACTTCCACTTGCGCTCACGCACTGGCGGCCTCCTTCCGCCTCTCGATCATTCGCTTGATGTCGTTGCGGAGCGCGCGGCGGATGGCCTTGGGCTTGGTGGAGACGCGGCGGCTCATCGCGCGCCGGATGCGCAGCTCCTTCTCGCAGAGCTTCTCGAAGGGGAGCCGCTCGCGGCGCAGGCCGACGCAGTCCTTGGGGTTGGGGTAGAAGAGGACGGGGATCCGGGTGCGCGTCATGCTGCTCTCCTCCAGGTGATGAAGGCGTAGACGTTGGCGAGCAGCAGGGCGCAGTTGAGGGAGGCGATCCCGCTCTGGTCGGTGTCGATCCCGTAGAGCAGCCAGCCGATGCTGGCGAGCGCCTGCACCAAGAAGCCGGAGATTCGCCGGTGCGCTACGAGAAGGATGCCGAGTAGGGTCAATGCTGCCAGGTGCCAGTCCATGCCAAAAGGTGCGTTTGGCGAGAGGATGCCTCGGCAGGGAGCCGACCAGCGGAGCCTGTCTGTGCGGTCGGTGCGGGTCAGGGTGCGGTGCGCCGCGCGGCCGTGCTCCCTGCTTCGGCTAGCTCTCTAGGTGCTTGTCAAGGTGTCGTGTACATGGGTACTATACCCCGTAGGGGGGACAGGTCAAGTCGGGCTGATTAGCTTTTTTGTCTAGGTTACGGCGATACCCGACTTAGCCGAGAGATCGCTCATGATCGAGTCGAACTCAGCCTCGCTCAGGACGCGGTTGTACATGCGCAGGTCTGCCACCAGCGTCTCGGCGCGCGTCTGCTCGCCCCCGTCCTGCCCGAGCTGGAACGTCCCCTGGTGGTCGATCGAGCCGGTGTTCCGCGGCGCGTAGCCGTGGACGGCGCTCCCGATTGGCGAGGCGAAGAGGGTGTTCTTCCACAGCTTGCCCTCGCTGCCGTCGTGCATGATTGCGAGGATCATCCACTCCCCCGCCGCCCAGGTGCCCGCGGTGGCTCCGCTGATGATAGATCCGTCGCCGAAGACGAATTGGAGGTTGCGCGCACCTCCGCTCTCGCGGAAGAAGAGCGAGAAGCCCCGGTTGTTCGGAATGTCGCGCGTGCCCATGACAGAGCGCCATCCGGTCGTTTCAGTGGTCGCTCGAGCCGCGAGCACGAAATACGTGAACGCGCTGGGGTGGAAGTCGCCCTCCGTCGCGGCAGGCTCGTTGCCGTCGCGGTTCGGGTGCATCCACTCACCGGGGTTAGTGACGCCGTCGAAGAAGACGTACGGCAGGCCGTTCGGTCCCGCGGCGTGCTGGATGGTCGTGGCGCCGCCGCCCGTGATGTGGAGGTCGATCCAGTTGTCCTTCGAGCCCAGGGACTTCCATCGCTGACCGACCGCGAACATCTTGCCAGCTGCAGCGAGGTCGTCGCCGTCGAGCGCCGTCGTCGTGCCGTAGGTGTCGACGATCCACTGCGGGTCGTACCACATGTCCGGCGCGGGCAGGCCATCGCCTCCCGGCACGAACGGCACGAAGAGGCCGCCTCCAAGCCGCTCGTCCCTGATCAGCCTGGAACGCCGCCCCTGCTGGCGGGTAGTCACGACCGCGCTCCGAGATTCGCCTCCCTCACCCACTCGGCGAGGGAACTCCAGTCCGTCGGGAGGGCGTCCCACGGGTTCGGCAGCGCGTCATCCGTGAAGTACACCCACCGGTAGCCCTCGTCGAAGGCCTGCTGCACGAGGTTTCGCATCCCCTCGCGGCCGGTCTCGGTCGTGACCGTGTGGATGAGAGCGAGGTGCGTGTTCTTCCGCGCCGTCGCGATCGCCTTGTTCACCGTCCAGCTGGCCTCGGTGTCCTCGAACGACGAGACGATGTCCCCGAGACCCGCGAGCGGGTCGTCGAGGTCCGTGCCGGGGTTGATGACGATCTCGCCCCCGGGGATCTTGGAGCGCGCGTACTCGACCACCTCGCGGTAGTAGTTCATCTTCGCGAGGTCGAAGATCGAGGAGTCGGGGATCTCGTAGAAGAAGATCCCCGTCACGTACTTCGTCCAGTTGTCCGCCCACTCGTCGATGTCGGCCTTCACGTCCGCGAGGAGGCGCCCGCCGTAGTTCGTGAGGACGTACCCCAGCATCTTGACGCCGCTCTGCAGGAAGAGGTCCGCCCCCACGACGTAGTCCGCGTTCGGGCCGCCGACGCCCGGGCCGCTCGAGGGGTTGATGATCGCCGTGATCGGCGTGTGCTCGTCGCGCTCCTGCGCGATGTTCGGCCACTTGTAGTTGGGAGGGTCGTAGTGGTTCGGGTGGTTGTACCAGGGGACGAGGATCCCGAGCTTCCCGTCCGAACCGGTCTCGTTCCGGCCCGTGTGCTCGTAGTCGATGACGATCGTGACGTTCTCACCGACCGCGCCGCCCGAGAAGTAGACGGGCTCGTCGAAGTCGACCTGGCCGTCGAGGTACAGCTCGACGCCGTTGCTCGACTCGACGTTGAGCAGGCGCCCGCCCTGCGGGTCGTCGGCGGCGAGGTGGACCTTGATGTCCACGGCAACGTCGGCGCCGACGGAGATCCGGTGGATCTTGACGCGGCGGCCGGGCATCGCGGGCGCGACAAGAAGCTCGTCCGTGAGAGCGCCGGAGAGGGTGGCTTCGAAGTGCTTCACCCTACCGCTCCCCGTAGTAGACGGTCACGATCGTGTTGACGCTCACGAGGCCGCCGGTGAACGTGAGCGCCTCGTCGGTCTCGAGCCGCAGGCCCCTCTCGCCGAACTCGAAGACGCCGCCCTTGGAGGTCTCGAGGTTGATGATGTTGACGCCGCGCACGTTCCGGTAGATCTGCATGTCCGCGCCGTCCTTGTTCGTGGCGATGATGCGGAAGATCGTCAGGCGCTTCCCGCTCGCCGGGCTCACGAGGGCCGCGTCGGCGATGGCGTTCGGGTAGATCGACTCGCTGATGCGCATGCTGGGTGTCTCCACACCCAGTCTAGCCCGACTTGCCAACCTCGCCGTTTAGGGGCTATGTGCTGGCTAGGAGGGGCGGTCAGCGACCGGGCGCCGGGCCGCGGCCTTGCTGGTAGACTAGGGCCCTCGTGAAGAGGGCCACTGGGGAGGACCTCCGCTGGATCGCGGGCTACTTCGAGCGCGAGGGGGGCGTCGCTCGCCTCACGCTCGACTGCTGCCACCGGATCCGCGGGAGCGACCTCGACAGCTATTCCGTCGTTCCTCCTCGGCGAGCTGCGCGCATGCCCTCGGTGCGCTGTTCCCTCGCGGTCCCGCCTCAACGGCCGGGCGGTATCGCCTCCGAGTTCAACTCAAGAGCAGCATGGGGCCTGTCGATAGCGACTGTATGCGGAAATTCAACCAGCTATCTCGCGAGCAACGCCGGTGGATCATCATCGAGCTGTACACTGACGGCAAGTGCGAGATAGATGAGTCGGAGTTCAAGGATGTGCCGGATCTGGATCCGGACGAACAGCAAGAGGCCGAAGAAGTCGCGCGCCGAATGCTGGGCGCCTAGCTCCTCGTCACGAGGCTCCAACTCTTGGCCCCCGCCGGTCTTTCCTCGCACCCTGGTCTCGATCTGGTCGAATAAAGAAGTCCCCAGAGCGCTTTTCCGCGGCCGACCTCGTCCGATTAAACAAGTCCCCAGAGCGCATTTCCTGCGCCCGGGTTTTTCTGCCCCGGGGAAATTTTCAATTCGCGCTGCGCGACCCCACTCACTGATCTTAGTGCAAGGCGCCACGTAGGCACGGGCACCCCCGTAACCCCTTGCGCCGCAACGGCTTACGACCGCCCACCCCGCCCGCGCAACGCGCCCTTCCGTCCGCCCTAAGTACCGCTCTAGCAAGGGGTTACGTTGCTCCAACTCCGTTCATTTCACTGTGCGCCCGTAACCACGGCTGCCACAGGGGGTTACGTCGATCGAGCGAGCGGGAATAAACTAAGAAAATCGCGAAGTGTACACGTTGTGTACAGCGCCAGGTGGGGGATCGGCCTAAAGCCCGGCAGCGCCTAGGGTTACGTCGATTCTCAATCTGAGACGATAGGGCCCGCGGGACACTTCGGGACAGGTTCGGGACAGATAACCCGGCCGTCCTAAGTCTAGGCCAAGCCTAGGCTTATAGCAATTGGGACGGATAGGACGGATAAAAGGCAAGGTATATGGAGAGTACCTATACACCCTAGGATTAAATAATGAACCCTATACAGGGGGGTGGTATCAAGACGTTATACCACAGTAGGGCGGAACCCGTCCCATCCGTCCCGATCCGCCGTAACCCGCTATTCCGCAAGGGTTTAGCCCGGCCAGCTTATCCGTCCCGTATCCGTCCCATTGTCATGGAACCGTCACGGCGCCCGCGCGGCACCCCTGCGGGCCCGGGCGAGCGGCCGCGCCATACTGGCGCCCCGCTCAGGGCGCCCTACGCGCCCGTAGCAGGGCGCAAGGCACCGCACCCCTGTACAGGGCGCCCGCTCAGGGCGCGTACGGGCCCGCCACGGGCGCCCTAGGGCGCGCACCCCTGCGGGCCCGGGCGAGCGGCCGCGCCGTTCCTGCGGCCGTGTAGGGCCCGCACAAACGAAAGCGGCGCCCGTACCCTCCCGGGCACGGGCGCCGCACCTAGCGGGCGCCTTTGATCGGGCGCCCTACACGACAAGCGGCGCGCCCGCGTCGCGCGCCGCCTTGAAGAGCGCAAGGGCAATCTCCCGCGCCGTGGCGCCCGTCTCAGCTTCGAGACGGCGCGCGGCATCGGCCGGGATCATGCCGAAGCGGACAACGGCCCTTTCGTCTTCCGAGAACCGCGCCCATTCCGCCCGGGCGCAACCCTCAAGGTGGGCGGGATCCGCCTTGTCGATGAATCGCATGCTCTAGGTTTCCTTTCTGGCGCCATCGGGCGCCGTCAACGTCAACGTCGCGCCATGCTCCAGGAACGCATGGCCGAGAATCTCTCCCTTGTCTGACACGTTCCCGCGCCGATCGATCGCGCGCCGAATCGTGAGGGTGCGCCCGTCCGGGTTTAGGTAGATCAGCACGGGGTGCGCGGGCCCGTTCGCGCGCATGCGCAAAGACGCATGGGCAATGAACTTCATGCGCGCGCCTTCCGCCGCGGCCGAACAACGAACGCGCCCGCGGCCGCAAGGGCGCCCGCGCGATCGCGCTCCGCCTTGAACCGCAAACCGACGTACGCGCCGCGCGCGCCGTCAAGGAAACGCGCATCGGAAACGTCGCCATCGACAACCGCACGGCCCCGGTACGTCGCGGGAAGGGCGCCCTTCGGGCGCCGCGCGCGCACGTCGAAAACGGCCGCGACGTTCCCGCCCGCGTCTAGCACGGCGCGGCATGCCGCGTCGTTTTCTCCCGAGCGAGAAAACGTAACGTGATAGCGGGCGCCGTACGCGCCGCGAGCGGCCGCGATCGCGCGCGCCGCGTCTTTCGTGTAATCGTACAGCCGCAAGGTAGGGAACGCGCGCGCCAACGCGGGCGCCATGCGCGCACCCTCGCCCGTGTCGGTTGATCCGTCGATGCGAACGGCGGGAATCATTCCCGCGCGCGCCGCCTTGCGGACCAACGCGGCGGTTTCCGCAATCACAAGGGCGCGCCAAAGGGCGCGATCCGCAAGGTACAGGGCAGTTTTCCAAAGGCGCGCGTTGGCCGAATCCGTGTAGACCACTCGGCCGGAATTGTGCCCGAGACAAGCGGCCGCGCACCCTGCCGTAGCGAACGGGCAAAGGTTCAAGCCGGATTCGCTCGCGGGCGCCATGTAGACAACAGACGTAAGCACCCCCAAACCCTCGCCCGCTTGAACCTTGACGCTAGAGCCGAGAATCTCAGGGTACTTCGGAAGGCGCGCGAAGTAGAGCGGCCGCAGGATCGTACGCTCCGCGCCCGTACGGGCCTGTACGGCGCCAACGCGCCGCTTGTACTCTCCGAACCGCGCGCGAACGATCCGCCGCAGATTCGCGAGCGATTCGCCCGCGTACGGGCCCGCGAGCGGGCCCGTATCGGTCGGAAGGTTGCGCGCCGCGCGGGCGAGCGCATCGGCGCGGGCGAGGATTGCGCGGACGCTAGCACGCATCCGCGAGCATCCTCAGGAAAGAGCCGATTTCGTACGAATCTCCGTCAAGGTAGTCCCGCAGATACGCGGCAACGGCCGCGGCGCGCGCGGGACGCATGGACAGAATCGCGTCCCGAACGTACTTCCGGTTGCCGTTGATGAACGATTCCGCCAATTCGTCGGCGGCCGCGGCGGGAGAGTAGCCGCAGTTTTCGAAGCTGTCGCTAGTGTGCGTCATTGCCTAGGTGCCTTTCGTTGGGTTAGCCGAGAATGGCCGAAACGTGCGCGGCCGCGGCCGCGATCGCGTACATGGCGAAAAGGGCGCCGCCGATGGGCAGGGAGTATCGGGCAAGG